TCGGGGTGGTGGGTTTCAGGCGAGTAAGACCGTCCAGGTTTTAGATAAAGACGGGGCCGTGGTTCGCACTTTTCTTGCCCGCGAGCGTAAGGACTCTCCGGGGTGGGTTGTTTCTCAGTCTGGCGAGCCCGTCAAATTGGAAGAGGGGCAACAAATCAGGGAAGTCTCGCCGGGGGCTGCGGGGGCCGGCGGACGTGCCGGTCAGCAGGTTGTCCGACAGGAGATCGGGGCGCGAGAGGTCCAGTCGGACCTGGAAAACGCCGTAAACTTGCCGGTTGGGACAACGACCGGGATGCTTGGGTCGGTTGTCCCCGGCACTAGCATGCCTGAAGCGCTCAAGGGCGATTTGGCGCGACAGTTAACCAGCAACGAGGCGGCGCTGATGCAGGCGAGTATGGCCGGGGTATCGCGCGAGCTTTCGATCTTGATGTCTCCGGTTTACGGAGGGCATTGGGCGGCGACAGCGATGGACCCGCTCATTCCGCAAGAGGGTAACTCGATAGGTGTCTCGCTGTTCAAATTGGCCCGCATTCGACAGAGCGCCGATAATGCTCTTGAGGCGCTATCGCATTCTAATTTGGTGTCGAACGACGAGAAGGAATACGCCAAGACTATGCGTAAGTCATTGTCTAACGCAATTTTTTGGACCCCGGCGCAAGCGTTGTCATTTACCATGCGAGGCAAGCCCAGCGAGAGTTTTGCCGATTTTGTAAAGAGTCACGGAATTTCGGATCAAGGGCATCCCGATCAGATCCAGAACGGATGGCGATACACATGGAAGGGCGGCAAATATGAGCCTGTCGCCCCATCGCAGTAATGGCCGATCCGCCACCGTTCGACCCCAGCAAGCCCTCACAGGCCGTTACGGGGAATGCGCCGGCTTTTGATCCGGCTAAGCCGACGCTAGCTGCTGGATCGGGTGAGCCGCGGGAAGGGGAGACCTCAGCGGGCGGTCTCGCGGCCTCGTTCACCCGGGGTCTAGCCCCGATCGCGGCGGGCGCGGGTATAGGGGCCGCTGCGGGCTCGGTTATCCCTGGGATCGGGACGGCCGTAGGGGCGGGCGCGGGCGCGGGCGCGGCCGGCCTGACTGAGCTTGCGACGGCGGTCTACAAGCCTCTCGCGCGGCACATGGGTTGGCCCGATGCAGCGTCTCCGCAGGAGATGACCGATAAGGTGCTGGACGCTTTCGGAATGAAGCGCCCGAGTACGACGCCGGAGCGCATGGCGGAGACGGCGGGCGGCACTCTGCCGTTCGGTCTCACCGCCGGGGGGTTGGGCGATGCAATCGCCAGCAACAGCGCGGGGAAGGTCGACAGCTTCATCAAGTCGGCCTACCAGCGAGCGATCAAGCCGACCGTTGAAAGGGCAGGGACGGCCCCAGAGTTGGCTAAATACAATCAACAGGCTAGATCTGCGATTGATTCCATCGTCGCCAACAAGCCGGCGCTGCGGTTCGTCGGGGAAGAGGGCGAGACCGCGGGCAAGTTGCCGAAGACGATCGAGCAATTCGGCGATGCGATCGATCAGACCAAGCAGTCGATATTCGAGAAATACGATGCGATGGCCCGGGCGGCGGGGCAGGCCGGGGCCAGAGTCGATCTTCATCCTGCGGCCAGCGAATTGCAGAAAATCGCCGCTGATCCGGTCGTGCGCGATCTTCATCCCGAGTTGGCAAAGTACGCCGAGGACCAAGCTGGCCGCTTGGCCGTCAGGGGCTCGTATTCGACCGTGGATGCGCAAAGGGCAATTCAGAATCTCAACCAGTCTCTCAAGGCATTCTACAAAAGCCCGACCTATGAAACGGCGGGCCGTGCCGGGGTTGATGCGATGGTCGCGAACCAGTTTCGGTCTGGCCTGGACAAAGCGATCGAAGGCGCAACCGGGCCAGGATATCAGGCTCTGAAGAATGAGTACGGCTCCCTCAAGGCGATCGAGAAAGACGTAATCCATCGGGCTGTATTCGAGGGGCGGAAGAACCTCGGAGGCGGCTTGATGGGGAATATCGGCGATCTTGTCTCTGCCGACGAAGTGATCCGTGGCGTGCTGACGCTGAACCCCGCCGCCGTGGCGCGCGGTGCCGCGCTCAAGGGATTTACGGCCTTTGTGAAGCGTATGCGCGACCCGAATCGGGCAATTGAGAAGATATTCGATGCGGCCGAGAAGCAAACGACAGCCCGTGAAGCGGCTCGCGCCGGGCTGCCAACGCACTCGGCGACGCCCCCATTGGCCTTGCCGGCTCCCGAGGTCGCCGGCCCCGGAGCGCCTTGGGTACAGGCAGGGGACAGCTTGATGCCGAGCGGCCCCAATTTCAGGATGAGGCAACCATCGCCGAGCGGGCTTGCCGATCATCCTGCAGAGGTTCAGCGGGCGATCAAGACCCTCGAGCGCTATTCAGCCAAAGCTCAGCCAAAGGCGCTCCCTGCGCCTCCGGCAAGACCTCTCCTGCCGCGCCCCGGAACAATTTATGGGCCGCAGCGTGCTCCGATCAGTACCGGGACGGGGTACATCCCTGGCAGCGCACCCGGCTTCACAACGCCAAATCCAGCTCTTTCCGACGCTGATGCCGTTCGGCGCATCCTTTCCGACACGAACCCGTTCGGCGCTGGGCCGGGATTTTAGGAGGTCAGTCGCAATGAAGAGCGGCAAGGTGATCGAACTTGTCCCGCCTGCCGGCGAGTCGGACCAAAAAGGTTCGTTGATGCGTAAACTTGACCGTCTCGCTGAGCAAATCGCCGATGACCTAATCGGCGGGTGTGATGTTGCCGACCGCATCGCTGGCCTGAAGGCGCTGACGGCCTTTTGGCAAAGCCGAAACGGCAAGGGGCCGGCAACCCCGCCGGAGAACGCATTCGACCGCTATCGAAAGGCTCAGGGCAATGCCGAGGAAGACTAGGTTGGCTCTCGTCGGCGAGCGCCCGGCCACGCCAGACCCCGATGCTATGGCAGAGGCGTCCTACGCCTTGGATGTCGCCGAGCGTGAAGCGCATCCGCTGGCGGCTCCCGACGACATAGTGGCGGCCTTGCGGGCGCAGTTAAGAGAAACCGCGACCATCGCCAGTACCGCGATCGATGACGCCAATGCGGCGCGGGCGCGGGAGGCCGAGGCGGTAGCCAGCATCGATCAGATTCGTACCTCGGCCCGCGCCGCCGCCGCCGCCAAGGACGCCGAAGCCGACAAAGTGCGGGCAGAGGCGGCGGCGGCTATCGCTGCGGCGCAGCATCGCGAGCGCTCGGCGGCGGCGAGCGCGGTTGCCGCCGGGATCGCGCGACAGGTTTCACTCGGGCTCGCCCATACATTCGCCTTCCTGGCAGACCGCGCGCCGGTGTTGCTGACCCTGATCGGGGCTTTCGTGCTGGCCCGCGCGATGCTCCCGCGACCCGATGCCTATCAGCTCGCCGAACTGGCGATCTACGGCGGTGTCGCGGTCTTGCCTGCGGTCTGGCTCAGCTTGAGGAGGGGATGATGCAGAAAGACACATCGGGGACCCTGTGGTCGAGCGCCGGAGACGCGACAGTCAATTTGGCGACGCAGATCGGCAAGAGGGTCGTCGATAAGCGCCCCCCAAGCGAGAAGCCGGTGCCGTCCGGGCGAGGCGCGCAATGAAATCCAAGCCACGCACCAAGGCCGGGAAGCAGTCGAAGATGCATGCGGTCATGCACGAGTACAAAACCGGAGCCCTCAAATCCAGTTCCGGCTCCCCCGTAAAGAGCCGGTCGCAAGCTATCGCTATCGGCATGTCCGAAAGCGGGCAAGGCCGAAAGACCAAAGCAAGGAGAAAATCATGATTGCCCGTAAGTTCCTCCTGGCGGCGGCCTTGGCGCTGATGCCGGGATTGGCGTTGGCGCAGGCGGCATACTGCCCCGATTATTCCCAGCACGCGACCACGCATCCAGCTGCCGAGACGGCCTACACCCTGTCTCCGAACGATCAATGCAAACTGCTGGTGTTTCAAAACACCGGCGCCGAGACCGTGACCCTGCCGGTGCCAAACGCCCTCTTCCCGATGGGATGGACCGTCCATGTGTTCGCGGCGGCAGCGGGCACCGTGACCCTCACGGCGGCGACCGGCACCACGATCAACGGCGGGGCCACTTTGGCGGACACCACCGGCATCGGAACAGACCTTTATGTGGCGCGTGGCAACGCATGGTGGGGCAAGCCGTGATCCGTCGCTGCGTTCTGGTTCTTGCTCTTATCCTATTCGGGATCTCACCGGCGCGGGCGCAATTACCCACGCAACCAACCTCGCTCATCCCCCTTGGCTTCTGTCAGCTCACTCTCAGCGGGGCGACGTTGCTAACCGCTTGCTCCGGCGGCATCCCCGACGGCGCTGTCGTCGCGATGATCACGGTCGAGACGCAGAATGTGCGCTGGCGAGATGATGGTACGGCGCCGACCTCAAGTGTCGGCATGCTGGTTTTAACAGGGACGACCTTCACCTATCAGGGGAATCTCGGACGGATCGACTTCATCCCGGCGACGGGTAGCCCGGTCCTCGATATCTCGTTCTACAAATATCTCGTGGGCTGAATGCGACGCCTCGCGCTCATCCTGATATTCCTCGCGAGCGCCGGGGCTGCCTTCGCGCAAAACCCCAACGGGGTCTGCATCCAATGTCTCCCTAGGGCGCATATGCCGCTCACCGGGAACGAGCTTGTGCCTTGCGCGCAAGGGGGCGCTACCGTTGCCTGCCCGCTGGCGCGCGGCCTCTCGCCCGTACAATGCGTGCCCCCTACCGGATGCGTCAGCGGCTATGACCCGACGACGGGCCTGCCGAATTGCACGGCCTGCGGTGGTGGGGGAAGCACGCCGGGTGTGTTGCTGACCGGCGGTGATACGACAAGCTGCGTTCTCGTCGGAGGGGATACCTCTAGCTGTCTTTTGGTGAACTAAAATGAAATTCCTACGGGCGCTGGCGTTCTTGGCTGTTTCGCTGCTCCCGTGCGCGGGGTTTGCGGGATCGAACTCCTACATCAGCCAGTTGGTGCCGGTCGGAAGCGTCCTCTCGACCGATCTATTCGCCGATTGCGCCACCGGCGGTTGCAGCTCCTCCACGCCAACCAAGTCGGCCAGCGCTTCTCAGCTTTCGACCTTTTTCAACGCCAGTATCCCGGCCTTCACCGGAGATGTGACAACCCCTGGATCGGGCTCGTTCTTAACGTCGGTGGTCGGGTTGCAGGGGCGCCCGGTATCGGCGGCTGCTCCGGCGTCGACAAACGTTTTGGCGTGGAACGGATTGGCGTGGGCTCCCGCCGCCGCGACAGGAGGTTCGGGCACCGTCGGTAGCGGTACGCTGAATCAGATCGCTGGCTATCCGGGAGCCGGAACGGCAGTCGCCGGGGTGACTGTCACTGGCGACTTCACGCTGCTCGGCTCGACCGGGGTCGGCACGCTCGCGACAGTCAACGGCAATGTCGGGACTTTTGCGGCAGAGACCGTGAACGGCAAAGGACTGGTGACCGCCGCCGGGAACCTGTCGGGCGATTTGACCACGAGCGGAGCCGTCGCCACTTTTGCGACGGTCAACTCTAATGTCGGAAGCTTTACCAACGCCAACATCACGGTCAATGCCAAGGGCCTGATCACCGCGGCGTCAAACGGCAGCGGCGGGTCGGCCGCTTTCAGCGCCTTGACCTCTAGCACAAACACGACAGCGGCGATGGTTGTCGGAACCGGAGCGTCGCTCGTTGCATCCGGCTCTGGCGCGATCATGGCGACGGAGGTTCCGGCTTCGCTGACGGGTTCGCTCTGCGCGGCGTCTGGTGTGATGACGGCCCCATCGGCGTGTCCGATCGTCCCGACCGTCATCAGCACAAGCACGGTCGCGCTGGTCGCGGCCAATGCCGGCCAGCTCGTCTTGGCGACCAACGCCTCGCCGACCACGATGACCCTGGCGCAATCGACCGGATCGCTTGGTACGGGCTTCGGGCTCGACGCTTTCACTGAGCATCAGACTTCCACGTTGAACGTCACGACCAGCACCCTGAACGGGTTAGCATCGATCAAGCTAGGCTCCTACCAAGATATTGCGATCGCAGCGGATAGCGCCGGCGAATATGTCGGGGCGCTGTCAGTGCCGCAACCGGCAACGCAGACGGGGACGACATTCCTGCGCGACGATATGACGTGGCAGACGCCAGCAGGCAGTGGCACCCTTAACCCGTCCGGGAGCATCACAAACGGTTCGTTTGGTATCTGGGCGTCTGGAACAACCCTCTCCGGCACGGTGGTCCCCGGCACTGGTGTTCTGACATTTCTGGCGACGCCTTCTTCGGCGAACTTAGCGGCGGCCGTAACGGGTGAGACCGGGTCTGGCGCGCTGGTTTTCGGGACGAGCCCTTCGCTGACGACTCCGACAATTGCCGGGGCGACCCTCTCCGGCACTCTAGCTGGCTCCCCGACTTTCTCTGGCGTCCCGGTCTTCAGCGGGACGCTCACAGGCACTCAGACGCAGTGCCTCGGGCTGACCAGCGGGAATGTACTGGCAGCGTCTTCGGGTGCTTGCAGTGGAGGGACGACGATCACGCTGGCCACGCCGGGCATCGGCAACACAGCATCGACCTATAACCCTGGCACCCAGACCGTTACCAATGGCAGTTCGATATTCATCCAGCCGCCCTTCTACGCGGCCCGGACTACGAGTTGCACTCTGAACTCCAATTGTGTCGCGAGCAGTACCAACGACAGCAATTATATGCTGACCGCGACTGCGGCTTCGGTGGTCTATACCGCGCCCAATCCCGGTGCTGCGGGCAGCAATTCATACAACTTTGGGTATGACGGCACACACACTTACTCGATCACCACCGTAGGCGGGACGGCAACCTTCTACGGTGGCTGCGGCGCGGGGGCTACGACCTTCAGCGGCGTCGCCACGCCCGTCACTTTGATAACTGATGGCACCAACTGGCAATGCTTTCCGAACGGCGGCACCGGAAGCTCCGGCATCTCGGGCTTGACCACTGGCCAAATCCCGATCGCCGGCAGCTCGACTACGTTGACATCGAGTGTCGCCGCTCCGGCCGGAACCATCGTCGGGACGACCGATACCCAGACTCTGACCAACAAGACTCTAACCACGCCGACAATTAATGGCGCTGCGCTGTCGGGCACGCTAAGCGGCGCGCACACAATCTCGGGCGCGACCACACAAACCGGCACGTTCAAGTACACTCAGGCAGCGTCGGCTCCTTGCCCATTAACAGACGCCGCGACCATCGCCGTGGCGGCCTCCTGCGGAGGCGTCCAAACAGTTACGATCACCGCGAACCGAACCCTCGGATTTCCGACGGGTCAGATCGCGTCAACAAATCAGATTATGACTTTTGAGGTTACCCAGGATGGGACTGGCGGCCGGACCCTTGCTCTCGCGTCTGGCTATAATCCCACGACTATGGCGCTTAATCCGACTGCCGGGGCGGTGACGACTTTCTCTTGCGCAGTGGACTCGGCCTCAGCTACAGCCCAATGCGTGGGCGGCGCACCGACTGGAGCGACGGCGACTAATTGCTCTAATGGGGCCTCACCTGCCGTGTGCGTCTCGGCAAGAGCTGGAAGCGTGGCGGTGCCAACGGGTGTGAACCCTACTCTTGTCGTCAATACGACGGCTGTGACGGCGGCGAGCGAAATTTTGCTGACGATCGACGAAAGCGCGACGATATCAGCGACGACTTGTAACACGACGCTCGCAACTCTCGTTCAGCCGGTCGTGACCGCGAGAACAGCGGCAACCAGTTTTACAATCCAGGTTCCGGCGACGCTCGCGACCAACCCGGCTTGCGTGAATTACTTAATAGTTAACTGAGGGTAAGGTGATGCTGAAAAGACTTCTGCTTGCCGGCGTTTTTGCGCTGATTGCTGCGCAAGGAGCACACGCTGCGGCGCGTTCGGCATGGACCGCCGGTAACGGCGTTGGGTACACATGGACTGCGGTCATGGCCTCGGGCGACATGACTTCGCTTGCCAACGGCAGCACTGTCCTTTCGAGTGCCGCCGATATCACTAACCAAACCGCGCAAGACCAGTTCATGGATTTAGGCGGCGTATGGACGGTAGGCAGCGCCACCCCTCCTGCCGGGGCGTATATCGGCGTCTATCTGATGCCGCTGAATAGCAACGGCACGACCTATGGAACTGGTGAAATGGCTTCTGGCGCGACGATCACCCGAGCGCCTGCGGCCGGACTCGTCTGCTCTATGCCACAAGAGACGGCGGGTGCGACCACGACTCTGGCAGGAACATGCACCGGCATTATCATTCCGCCCGGCAGTTTTCGGATCGCTGTCTTTAATAGTTCTGGTGCTGCGCTCAGCGCGACTGGCGGCAACAACACTCTGCTCTATCGCACCTACAACATCAACCTCAACAATTAGTCCTCTGATGGCTTTTCTTACCGGATACGCGTCGATCTCTCGACGCGCGATGACGGGCACAATCCCGGTAGTTGCGCGTTCTCATCCATTAGCGAAAGGACTATTGGCTGCGTTTTATCCGGCCGCCTTCCCTGGCAGCACAATGACAAATTTAGCTGTTCCGGGGCTACTGGATCTAACGGTACGCCGCAACGCAAACTCATATAACGTGAACACTCCAGAGGGGCCAGGCCTTAATGGCATCTTGGGCCAGGCAAACACATCTGGGCTTCCAGCGAATTTTGTAGCTAACCCGCCAACAGGCGCGGTGTCGCTGTTCATCCGAGGAAAGTGGGGGCCTATAAATACTGGCACTGCGCCCGCCCAGATGTTTGGTTTCTATATAAATACGACGAACTTTCTTCAGCTTGCTCTACTGGCTGCTCCCGATCAACCAGCTCCGTCCGACAGTGTTATTGGTGTTGCATACCCAACTAACACCACAACCACAGCGTTGCCTGCGGGGACAACGGTGCCGGTTGTGGGATCTATGGTTTCGGCCGGAGCGTCGTTCGTTTCAGGCGCGCTTCCTTCGCTTTATGTGAATGGTATCCAGCAGGTGCTCCAAGGGAGCCCGTCGGTAATGGTGTCTCCACTCGCGAACTGGAATGCCAATGGGCAGTTTACTCTTCAAGAGTTTCAGAGCAGTACTCGAACAGGCAGCATGGTGGCGACCGTTGCTTATGCATGGGGCAACAGATTTTTAACGGCTGGGGAACATGCTTATCTGAATGCAAATCCTTATTCACTGCTGCGATGGCCTATTGATGTCGTTTATGACGTGCTTGAACAACCAGCCAGCACACCGCCCACTGGTACGGCGACAAGCAAGGCGATGATCCTCGCGCCGCTGACTGTCGGGCTTGGCGGCGTGGCTACGGCCGAACGCTGGCTGCGTCAGCGCAAGGACGCGATCCGACGACTTCGCGGTGAATGATGCTGTGCCGATGGCTCCTAGCTGCGCTGCTGTGCCTCGCCGTCGCTCCGGCGTCGGCGTTGTTGCTGACGCGCGCGTCTGGAGGTGGATCTACATATCACGCCGCCACGATACACAATTACGTGTCATCTCTCACCAGTACCCAGATCCACCAATTCGACATAAATGGGAACTCTATCGATGTAAGCGACGCCCGCATCTTGCAAGTCGGCACTACTGCTTATCTGTATGGCGACGCCAACGGATGCGGCCAGAGCATACAGAATAACGGGGTGTATTGCGGCGTTAACATCTACCAAGTGTGGGCAGACGCTAACGGCAATCCACAATTCCAGTTCCTCGGCCAGCCCTTCGACCCGACCGGGTCTCCGGTGGCTGCTAATTGCAGTCCGACAGCTACCTCGCCGATTGTGTTTCCGGGATGCTACAACACCGTCATATTATTCAACGCCGCGAATAATAACTATGTCATCTGGATTAATGGCGCTCAGGGCACGAACCAAAGCTATATGGTATGGACCTGTGCTAGCGTAGCCCAGATGACCAGCAATGGCTGCGCGGCCGCAACTGCGCCAGCGCATCTCGGTCACGGCGGATCGGCGAACGCGAACGGGGATTATTCTCTGGCGATAGATGGATCAGGGAATGCGTGGATTGCCTACTCAAACAACAATAGCGGCCGGCATATCTTTGCGCAGGAGCTGAACTCGTCATTCACCGACGCGACGGGGAGCGACTTTGATACTGGTGTGACCGGCGAAGGTGTCGGGTTGTTCGTGGTTGGCAGCACATACTACATCACATACGGACCTCTTGCGGAATACTTCATCGCGGCGACCGACTACATCAGCTCGACCTCTCCGCTGTCTGCATGGTCCGGGATCACTGCACTAAACTCAAATTCTTGCTCCGGCCAAAACGGCGGGGGGACACCCACTGCCATCCCAGGAACCCAGGTGCTATACCTGCCGGATAGATGGGCGCAAGCTCTCAGTGGCACCACACCGGGCCTCGGGAATCAGGCACTTAACAATATCTATTGGGCCGTCTTCGCATTCACCGGCAGCGCTCTCAACGCGATCACATGCGCCCCATCGAATAGCATCACGCTGCCCGCCGGCCCCGTGCCGACCCCATATTGGGCGGGGGCGCAGACAGGCTCGGAGGGTCTGTCTGGAGTAGCATATTGGGAACAAGGCTCGACCCAAAGCGCGGACCTTGGGGAAGGAGATTTGTCGCCGCCTTATCAAAGGGCTCAGAGTTTTACTGCCCCTACGAACCTATCATCAATCAATTTCGTGTTGACGACGGGCCAAGCCAACCGGCTATGCAAAGTCAACACCGGCTGCACGGGGCCGACGGCGGGGCTCACTGCCACACTATTCGCAGTTGACGGGTCGCACCATCCCACTGGAAGCGCTCTCGCCACGCAAACGCTTGCGTCGGCCGCATTCTCGTGGGCACCACAGCGTGTCACCTTCACGTTCAGTTCTCTGTCGCTAATAGCGGGGACTGAGTATGCGGTGGCGTTCAGCAGCCCCACAAATACGGCAGGAGGATACACATTCGCCTATAACGACACCGGCGCTTATTCGGGTGGCGTCGAAAGCTTTAGCTCGAATGGAGGCTCTACCTGGACGACCGAGGCGGGTCGGGTCATGAAGTTTTCGGTACAGTGAAGTGATGCGTTCCATTCTTGGGATAGGATCACTCCTTGTCGCTGTGGCGCTGTCTTTCTCTGTCGCTCCGGCGTTAGGGCTGTTACTGAAGGGCGGGGCGGCTGGATACACTGATTTTTGCTCACAGTCCTTTATCGCCGGATCATGTATCTACGCCTATGACCTGAACCAGCGTCGAGTAAGCTCGAATGCCGTGCCATTCAAACTTACTCGCATTAGTGACAGCGCGACGCTTAACGGCAGCTATATTGGAGGCACTTTCTCGGTTAATGTTAGCGCGGTAACAGCATTTTGCGTTGGGAACGGGGGCACTACGACAGCCCAAACCTATAGTACTCAGTATAATGATTGCACTTACACAACCATTTATAATCAAACAGGAATGGGCTGCGATCTGATAGCTGGCGCGCCTTATAATCTGACCAGCGCGACGGCTCACGCGCCGCTCGTTCAGGTTCGCACGAGTGATGGAACGCTGGCTATTATCACACCGGGGACTGGCATAGCTGGATCGCCTGCGGTCCCATATACCAGTCCGGCGGCTAAATACCTCTTCAGCAACGGCTGTACGTTGGCCGATGGTGGCGCCGCCAGAACCTTAATAGGTAGAGGAAGCAACGCCTTCTATGGAGATGTCACTCATGCCAGCGGTGAATATGGGAGAATTGAGACCAACCCAGCGCCCGGCAACGTTCCTTCTGGCTCGGCGATGAATACCGAGTTCTTTGTAAGTGGAGGCTTTTCTGATTATGATACGGATATTGAGGGCGGCGCGTTGTGTGTTGCCGGCTCTCCATTTTCTACATCTCCGACAATAGACGTTACTGGAGTTATCACCTATAGCTCTACTGCTGGCGGCTCAAACATTTGGTACAATAATTCACAGACGGGGCCAGCTAACTGTGCCCCATTTACTACGGTCAACACTCAGGACGGGATAGTTATTGGCTGCTCTGGTGATTATACGCTGTGTAACAACAACTATTTTAGGGGGATGGCAATACTTAACATCGATGCGTCGTTGACCGCTGGTTTGCCGTCACAAATTTACAACGCATTGCGATGACCCGTACTGTCTCTGCTCTCTTTATCGCGCTGGTTGCAGCGATTATATGTTCCGCCGTTGACCCGGCGGAGGCGTTGCTGCTGCGAGGCGGTGGTAACGGCGCGGTTGCTTATAGCGACCTCTGTTCGCAGACGAATGTACCCTGCGTTTACGCGTGGTCCGTCACGCATCGTCTTAACTCGACGAACACCGATCCGTTTCAACTTACTCGGACGAGTGATAGCGCGGTCTTCGAGGCCAGCTATACCGGGAGTAATTTCGTCGTCAACGTGTCCGCTGCGACGACTTTCTGTCTCGCCAATGGTGGCACGACCACAACGACGGCGACTTACACTCAGTACAACGATTGTACGTTCACCGATCTCTACGATCAGAAGGGGACGTGTAATCTGCTAGCGCTTGAGACGAACAAGCGCCCCCCTTTCAAAACATGGCTCGCTGACGGGTTCCCGGTCATCATCCAAACCACGGTCAGCAACGGTACAGTCGGCGCTACAACGGGATGGTTGACCGGGTTTGGATGCTCGGCCGTCGCAGGCGCTGCCGCGAAGAGCCTGATATTTTACACGAACAGCACTTATGGATCGCTGTGCTGTGGCCAGTTTGGTTTCGGTGAAAATGGAAGCGGTTCCAATCCGACGCGGCCGATCCCCATTGTCAGCGGATCGATGTTAGCGCAGTTCTGGTTCACTGGCAGTCCAGTCCCTGCGGGATCAACAAACTACAACTATGACGACGAGGGTGGCGGAGGAGGAGGACGAACCTTTGTGAACAGCACTCCTGTCTCGGGCGTTGGGGTCATCACCTACAGCGGCGGCACCAATCTAATAAACGATTGGTTCAACAACATCCAGGGCGACACTAATTTTACTCCTCTTCAAACGATCAACACCCAAAGCCGAGTGAATCTTGGATGCTCCGGTGATTTGACCTCGTGCGGACCGTACTGGTTCCGCGATATGGCGGTTACTTCCAATGACGTGTCGGCTGTTGGTGGATTGCCTACAGCGATCTACACTTACCTGACGAACTTTTATGCCAGCATTTAAGTTCATAGCCACTATTATCTTGGCCGCTGCGCTCGCGCTGAATGCTCTGCCAGTCGCGGCGCATTTCAGACTGGCATCGCATGGCGGTCAGGGCTCTGGAGGCGGCGCAACCAACGTTATCTCGGTTCAGCTCGGGAACGAAAACCTGCCAGTGAGCGCAGCGAGCGGCCATGTCATCGGCCCGTTGACCGCCAAGGTGACGGGCGGCGGGGCTTGCGTCGGCTGCACGTTTTCTATGGTCAATTCAGGCGCGTCCTCGGATGGCAGCGTTCCTATTTCATGCAGTGCATCAAGCAACGACTTTCAGGTTATCACTTCCGGTCCAGACCCGGTTGATCTCGCGAACTTAAACGTCATCAGTACCGCTCAAATTTATGGACAGGCTGATCCTGCCTCGCCGACTCATAGTTATATCTGTGTAAAGGCTACTCCGCCGGTCGGCGCGTCGTTTACGCAGCCGTTCTCGATCATGGTGCGGAACCCGACCTTTACCGCTTTTGGGCCGCTTTTCGTTCAGTACACGACTGGTGTCGGCGAGACGGTGCCGCTTTCGACCACAATATGCTGGACGCATTGCGGCGGTGCTGGATCTCCACCGGCCGTGACCTACACGCTCGGGGCCGATGCGGCTTGTACTGCTTCCGGCATCTCGATCTCGGGCAGCAACCTGATTTTCAGCTCGTCGTACACCGTGCCGAACGCTGGTGCAGGCGGAGCGAATTGCCATATCACCGCGACTGCGGCTGGTGTCGGTACGGGAATGATCGGAACGTCTGGATCGTCTTTCGTCGCTGATGTCCATATCTCTCAGGGAGCTTATGTTGGGCCAGGAGATGCGACCTACCCGAACGGTGCGACGGGCATGACTTGGCCTGTCTGGACTGGCCCCTATGCTATCAGCGCAGCTTATGCGACGGCTGGAAATCCGATTTGGCTCGTGCAGCGCGAGGGCGATGGCCAGTTCTTCACAATCAATGCGCTCACTAACGGCGACATGGATTACAATACGCTGGCGAGCGACTGTGACACGTCAATCTGTTACCTCAACCTTGCCTACGATCAGAGCGGCAACAGTCCAGGCTGCATTGTTACCGCTCCGACAAATTGCATGCCGACCTGGGGTCAGGCAACCGGAGCGGGCATAACTACTCGGAAGCCAGTTATCTTTTTCGACGCATTTGACGGCACCCGGGTCTCGCCGACGAACAGCAACAGCACTGATCGGGGCATGTGGAACCCCACCGCGTACAATGGCAGCGGCACGACCGGGACGCTATGGATAGATGCGGAGGAAAATACTGGTGTGTTCGGCGGCCCGGTGGTTGCCCTCAATTCCTCGAATGGCGTATCCAATCCAATCGCTCAGCTCTCGTTCACGAACGGGGGCGGCTCTAGCTGCTACGTCGGACCAGGTGCGGGCGGCGGCGGAACGATCAGCGAATCGACAGCAGCCGGCGGTGTCCTGCATAGCATGATCTGCACACTGAACGGCTCAACAACGAATGGTTCGACACTAAAGATTGACGGAACCGAGACGACAGGAACGCTTCTGAACGCAAGCCTGAAAATACCTCTCGGGTTTGGGATGACGTATGGTGGCGGGTCTGATCAGGGCTTCATCCCTGGCCCATCAGCAGTCTCATCGACAGTAGCAAGCTCGTCACAGCGGCAGGCACTGTGCCTGTTCGATCAATGGACCTATGGGATCAGCGGAACATGCTGATACTGCGTCTTCTCGTCGTCATGCTGACGCTGTGCCTTCCGGCGTCGGCGCACTTCCGGCTGGGGAGCCACGGCGCGGCGTCTTCTGTGTCGTCTGGCGTGGTTTTCTCTCAGACGGTCAAGAACATCGCCAGCGCGACGACGCCGACGATCGCTGGCACGACGATGGTCGCGACGCATATCGGCACGATGTATCCGCCCGGCGCGGTCCCATCCGGTGATATCGTGGTTGCCAAGGTCGGCGGCGTTACTCTCGCGAGCGCCCAGATCGACAGCCAGCAGTGCTCGTTCTGGCCAGACGGATCGTTGAGGTTCTGCCCGTTCTCGGGCTTTGTGCCACAGATGGCGTCGGGAGCCAGTCAGCAAGTTACTTTTTCAGTTCAGGCCGGCAGCTTCCCTACATCATCCTCAGTGACTCCAGCCACGATCGCTGCTGCGAGCGACTTCAAGGTCGTGCTGAGCAACATGAACGGTTCCTATACGAAGCAGGGTCCGCAGGGACCATCAGTCTGGTACGGGGCCTATCCCGGTTTCTATGTGTCAGGTGGCGCGATCTCTGGCGGGTATGTCAGGAACCAGCCTACGACCGCGGCGGCTCCACAAGGCTTGCTCGGCTTCAACTGCACGTCGGGTAGCGCGAATTGCATCACACCATCGAATTACCAAGCGTCTGTCAGTACGACTACATCGTCAGGTAGCGCGGTCCTGACTTTCTCCAGCCTCCCTGTCCCGCCACAGTACATTTTCAACAACCCCCAGCAAATCACTATCATCGACGTAACGAATCCGAGCTCGATCCCGGACAACACGACGGTTTTGTCGTTTAATAGCAGCGCAAAGACGGTAACGATGTCCGCCAACGCCGCCGCGAATATTACCTCCGGCGATACTCTCGCATTTGGCTACACGATCCACGGGGGAACCAGCAACGGGGCCTTCACGGTCACCGTGAATGGCTCCAATGTCATAACCGGCGTCAATATCATCAAGGCTGGCGGTGGCTTTTCGGCGGTCGGCTCCGGGGCGATGACCGCCGACATTGATACGATCCTCAACGCCTATGGCTCGACCGATCCATCGAGTTGTGCGTCGATGCCAGGGGCAGCCGCCTTCACGGAGTCGTTTTCCGGCTCGACGATGACGGTTTCGAGCGTGACGGGCGTGGTCTCGATCGGACAGATGGTCGATGACGGAACCAACCTTGCGATAATCACGGCTGGCAGCGGCACGACATGGACGATCCAGGGTACGTTAGCAGCGGGTCCGATATCGGCCACGTCCACCCCGGCCCTGTGCGTCTACACCTCCGGCCCGACTGTGAAGGCGTATCGAGGCATCGGCGCATACCGCGACAACGTAAGCGGCACCAAAGATGCCTGGGAGCGGTTCCGCTTCACCATCGAGGCGTGGACCGGACCTACCGGTCTATATGCGATCAAGCCGGTAATTACTACCGATAATTCAGTCTATAAAAACCACAATGGCTGGCCGAACGTCGTCTACGACGCCGACTTCAAGAACGGCTCGACCGAGATCATCGGCTGTGCGCAGGGCGGCTCAAATAACAAATGGTGTGCGATCCAGCAGCAGGTCAACGGCTCGTGGGCGGCGCTCGATCCATGCGAGGCCTGCGCGATCGGAGCAACCGGCCGGCCAGTGTGGTTGCCGACGACGACAGGAACTTACAGCACACCGAACAGCCAAGCTCTCGCGCAGGTAGTCGTCTCCCCAGCCTCAGCCGACCTCGCCTTCATCCACGCCGCGCGGGCGGCTCTGCCGCTGAATAACACAATCACGGTCAGTCCGGCCGTGCTTACGACGACGACGGGGACATTCGGCTCGCCTTATTACACGAACCTCTATGCGCCCTATGAGCATGGCGGGACCGACGCAACGACAGGATTTGGGTCGGGTGGTTCTGGGCATATTGGCCTTGGGCCAATGGGATCGCCTTGGGCATACTGGTATCAGGCAGCCGAAGGCGGTGCGAGCGACGGCGGCGTTAGCTATCTAGCAAACATGAGAGTTGCCGCCGAATCAACGGCAGGCATGATGGATGGACCGCGGTACGATGACACGGGACTGCCGTTAAATTACTTCAACTCAGGCAGCGGATATACCCCGCCAGCGGCGTTCACGGACTCCAATACCTGGGATTTCGTGATGGATCAGTACAACAAGGCAGCTAGCTATCCCAATGATTTTATGTGGCAGGGCGATGTCCCGTCTCCGACTACCGCCCAGCCGGCCCTGGCCAATACACAGATCGAGAATAACGACGGATACGGCGACACATCGCACTGGCCTGAGTTCCAGCACGGCATTTATTTGGTCGAGGCTGAGCGGTACATCTTGGAGAATTGGATCGACGAAGCGAATGGGGTGGCGTTAGGGCCATCCAATACCGATGGAAACACGCGATCTCTGTCATTCGGCGGAACGAGATATGATGCGCAAGGGATGAGCAGCAGCATTCCGCGGCAAAACTCGTGGTGGGCAAATGTGACTGTGCCGGTGGCATATCTCGGGCCGCCGAACGAGCCCTCTATCCAATACTACAAGCACGTCGTTGCCACCAACTACGCGATGAATTACGCTTTCTACAGTTTCATAGGCACCGGCAATTTCTGGGATGCGGCGGCGGGGGCTTCGGTGTGGCCGTTCCCCAAGTATTATGACAATACCGCCAACGGCGATCAGGCGACGCCGGAGGATTACAGGACTACGGTTCCGAACAATTCGTCAATAATTGATACATTATTCATGCAACTGTATTGGGGCATGAACACCGACGAGGCGGTGATGTTCGATAACGGCAACGACGCCAACCTCACTGGTTTTGCGCGCAATTTCCTGGACAACTACTTGGTCAAGAACCCGGCTATCAATACCTGCGCCTACAACAATGTTGCCTATGTAATCAAATGGGCAAATGCGACCACCCACCAGACCGCGCCTTATGTATCGCCCCAACCGGGATGGGACGCGACGACGGTCACCGGAACGCCCCAGCGTGGGAATGGCCCAATCTCCGGCGATAATACGATCCACACCGAAAATGGTTCATCGACCGTCTCGGCGTCGCTGGAAACCGCCGGCAACACCGGAGCGTGGTCATTCACGCCGACGGCGACCGCGCCGGTGTCACCCGGAGGCACTTCGATCCCGCTGTCTAGCGTCACCTCACCGCAAAGCGGGCCGATAACGACGGGATGGGTGATCAAGGATCTCGACAATCCAACCGCCCTTACATGGCCGACCTATGTCACCGCGCCTGCCTCGGGGCTGACGATCTCGATCTCGTCTCCGGTGACCGGGCCAGGAATCTCGATCAATGACCGCATCGTGGTGTCGGCGAGTTGGCCGTGGGTCTATCCGATCTTCTCGACAACTCGGCTGGCGTCCGGCACGCGGATGAGCATCGCCGACGTTGATTGGCACGATCAGACGAGCCCGAGCGACTCCAGCCAAGGGCTGTCGGGATGGCCACCGTCCTCGACCCCACAGGTGACCGATGGGCAATGGCTTTGGCTTTGCATGGACGCTTCTGGCGCGGCATTTGGCCAACTGAGCACGACACAACCAACGATCTCGGGCGGTGTTTGCACCGGCGGCACAACCTACGTGACCTGGAACATCACCGCCGATTTTGGGGTGGCGACGATAGCTAATGCGAGTTGTCCGGCGGCATCGTCCGGTGACTGGCGCAATCCTGCCGTGAACGGTGAGGAAGAGGCTGAGATGTATGCCACCGCGCAATGGCGCAAGGCGCTCAACGGCGTCCTCGGGACTAGCACCGACGCGAACACGGCAATCACCCAACTGACGCCTTATGTAACCCCGCTAAGCACGACCTACAGCGACGGGCAGGTTCAGTGGGGCGCGGACAATCATTTCTGATGGGGCCGCGATGCAGAGCTGGCTTCTAGTCCTGTTCCAGGGCATTACCGCGCTCGGCGTGCTCTACGGCATCTGGAATACGATCCTTGCCCGGCGAGAGACTGTAGCGGCGTCGCGCGAGGCTGCGGCGCATGCCCAGGCGGCGGTAACCGAAATTCAGCATGTGGCGGCCAAGGTCGAAGAGGTTCATGTTGCCACCAATTCGCTTGTTTCCAAGGCCGAGGCGGCCGCTGATGCACGAGGTGAGCTGCGTGGTATCGAGATTGGCGAGGCGCGGGCCGCTACGGCGGCCGAAGATCAGCGCAACCCACCTCAAACATAGCCGCGATACGCGATTTGCTGGGCTTCTGGCCTCGTGATACGGTTCCGTGCTGGAAAAAAGGACGCAGAAATGACGCTCGGTAGTGTGAAGTGGTTCACATTGAGTGAGCGTTTGCCTCCGTATCATGGAAGGCATGGTTTTCATGTTCGGCACCCAAGCGCTCCTCGCCGCACACGAGCGGATGTGCATGGAAGATCGGGAGCGCACGAGGGCCATGTTTCAGGAAGTCAAGCTCAGCATCGAGGCGGTCGAGCGGCGGCAGGAAGCGGCGGCGGCCCAGCTAAGTTCGGCCCTGATCGATCTCCAGGCGTCTGTCGCGAAGATCACGATCCGGGTCGCGTGGATGCTAGGTGCAGCGACAGCCGGCGTGGTGCTGATCGAGCATTTCCATCTCCTGGCGAGACTTTGACAGTCGCATGGCGGTTGTGCTAAGGGACGGCAGATAATCGAAGGGCGAGATGTGGACCCCTACGAACTCCAGCTCCTCGTCGCTTGCGCGCGGCTGTTGGCCCAAGCCTACCCTGATACGGTAGGCTTCCATGGCGACCACGCCGCCGCCATTCGCGGGCTACACGAGGCTCTGCACTCGTTCGGGCCGCGCCCGACGTTCGCTGACCTCGAGGACGGAGTGCCGGGGCTATGAAGCGTCTCACTCAAGATCGTTTCTACGATGCCGAAGGGGTGGCGTGGAAATGGACGCGCAAAGGATGGCGGAAAGTAACCCGATCAGCCGCAAAACGGCTCGCCATCATCGCGACCATCGCTTTCTCGGCCTGCTCGCAGCTTCAGCAGTTCACCGCAACCGACGTAGCCAACGCCGGGGTCATCGCGACCAAGAGCGGTGATGCAGCCGGAGCGCAGTGCTGGGGTGCGCTGGGTGGCGCTGTGATGGCCTCTCCCGATCCAACGGGCGATGGGCTCGCCGTGCTGGTCGAGCGATACAGGCTGGCGCAGGGCGTGGCCGCAGGGCCGTGCGCGCCGGTGATCCTGCCGATCATCTTGCAGCTTCAAATGCTGGGGCTGCGCGTCCCGCTCGGTGGGCTATGACCGAAACTCCTGACGAAGCGGTGCTGCGGAAGGCTAAGGCTGTGGCATGGGCACTCGGGATCACAGTCTACATCCGCGACGGCGGCGTCTACCAGCATGAGCCGGGGATCAAGATAGAGCCGCCGCCAGGGTCTCATCCTGAGCAGGCCGGGCGCGGGCCGATCGACGGCAGCGCGGCTCCCGAATGACGACCGCAGGCTGGATCACGCTAGGGCATCGTATTTGTGCTATGGCTGATCCTGCTTGTGCTCGGCACTGAGGAGTCCTGACCTTGGACCTGATCATCATCGTCATCGTGCTGCTGCTGATATTCGGCGGCGGCTTCGGATACCGCCAGTACGGATGGGGCGGCGGGATTGGCATCGGCGGAATCTTGCTGGTCGTGCTCATCATCTGGCTGCTCGTCGGACACGGGAGGCTCTGATGGGAAATGTTCTCAAGTGGGGAACGTTGGCGTTCACGGCTGTGTCTGGCGTGCTAGGGATCTTCGCTCCAGTCTTCCCGGCCCACACGGCCGTCATGGCCGCTGGCGCAGGCGCCGCCTCCTTGGTTGCGGGCCTCTTCATGCATCCACCTTGGGCCGAAGTGACTCCCCCGGCACCGATCGTCAATCCCGTGCCTGCTCCTGCCCCGCCGCCGACTATGCGTGTAGGGCCGACGCCGCCGCACCAGCCGTAGGTAGTTTCCCCCTCTATCAACTGTCACAATCCCTGTGGTAATTAGAGGCCATGGCTAAGTCTCGCTTCCCGTTTCGCCCGACGCCTCAGCCGCCCGATGTCCTGCAAATTTTACAGGACGTGAAGCAGATTCAGAATGCGCTGCAAGTGGACACGGCGGCGGGCTTGGGCCTGCTGACCGAACTCAGCCAGCAGATCGCCGACCTCAAAGCATATTTGAAGACCCGCTTCGACGCGATCGACGCGGCCGACACGCAAATCGAGGCGGATCTGAACCCGGCAATCCCGCCGGTTCCTCCTCTCGTGTATAGGAGCGCCAGCACTATGGCTATTGTTACCTCAATCAACCTGACTGCCGGCGGCGCATCCGACGGCGTTCAGTGTGTCGATTCCTCGACCCCGCCCCAAGTTTTCCCCGGCAGCCAGATCACTTGGTCTGTGCCGATCGGCGAGGCCAACGCCTCGGATCTCGGCGTTACCCTCAATGCCGATGGCGTTACATTCAGTTTCCTGGCCCCCGCGTCGGCACCGACCGAGAGCATTACGACCTTTGGCACTTGGACAGACCCGTTAGGGGTACAGGCTCCGATCGTAGGAGCCGCCGTCACCGTCAACATCACTGGCGTCGCGCCGCCAGAAACGTTTGTCGCGCCGATGCAGTACAGCGAGGTCAGCGGCAGCTAACCATCCCCGTTCAGTTTCTCCCCCAAACTAGCGCCCCTTGCGGGCGCTTTCTTTTTCTGCCATACCTCCGGACCTAGACCCCATGACCGATTCGAGTAGCAGAACAGAGACAAGCCAGCGAGCTCCCGAGGCGGATTGCGACCAGCACGCTGCGTCGCGGGAAACCGAAATTGGTTTTAGTGAGAGGTCAGATTTCGGCGCGAGTCCCTCAATGGTTGACTTCAAGAATTGTATACACTTGCGGATCGAGGGTGACATTCAAGTAAATGAGCAGATGACCCATCCCCACCCGTGTGCCTTTGTATTTGGGAAGTTGTCCAGTTGGTTGTGGAGGCGGTGGTAGTGGCCCCGCTACCGAGGTGCACTCTTACCTCTTCCGTTACCAAGGAAATGATTGAGGCGGGACGAAACGAGATTGAATCTGTGTGGTCAGAGTTTACTGGTGCCCGGGGGTTTCTTCTATGGGATGAAGTTCTTGTTTCGGTATTTCTGGCAATGAAGGAAGCTCAGAAAAACCCTCGCGTCTCAGGTCCGCTGCGATATTTTGTACCGCCGCCTCTACCGCCTCTAGACAGCGAGTGATCCGCGCCACAACCGGCTTGACGCTGCCGAAATCGCGGGCGTAGGCTAGCCCTCGCCAACGAAAAAGGCCCCGCAGCGGCAAACTGCGGAGCCCGATTCTTTGACACCGTTCCTTGCACCGGAGGAAGCGATGTCGCGAACTGATATATCCAAACCATCCCCACAATTCAAGGCTGGCCGTCTCGATAAGGGCCTGCGCTCCTGTCTGCAAATAATGCTGACGGATCGCCAGCTTGAGCGGATTACAGAAGATGCCGAGGCTAGGGGGCTCACCGGGTCCGAATTTGGTCGGCGCGTTCTCTGGTCCTACGTTACGACGCACGAGCATCCGGCAGCGAAGCACCGGCGCTGGTGTGCCGAGCATCTCGCCGGCAAATGAGGCCGAGCCATATCGCGCGGTGCTATCGGCCATGAGCGAGCAGGTCCGTCGGCCGCACCACAACCACACCGCCGAGTTGTTCGACCTAGCGGCCCTCAAACAGACCGATGCCCGCACGATAATCTCCCGCTACGTCCCGCTGACCTATAAAACCAAGTACGCGGTCGGCCTTTGCCCGTTCCATCAGGAGAAACATCCGTCATTCGTTGTTTGGCCGATCGGGTTTAAGTGCTTCTCCTGCGGGGAAAGCGGAGATTCCATTTCATTTGTCCAGAAGATCGAGCGCATCAGCTTCGTCGATGCTTGTGTCAAGCTCGGCGTCGAGAAGCTCGACCCGGATGAGGCCGGCCGTCGCAATCACCTTGCCGCGATAAATCAACTTGCGATCGCTTGGCAAAAGCGCCGTCTCATCGACCCCATTAAGGTCGCCGATGATGACCATGAGAGACAGCTTCTCGCGGCCGAGCCAAACGAGGTCCGCTACCTTCACGCCATCCACGAGCAAAATGAGGCCCTCAACGTCCGCAGCCTCGCCAGCGGACATCTGAAGGATCTGCCAGCCGAGCAATGGCTGGTCCCGGATGTCCTGCCGCTGGGAGCCGTCTGTTTGTTCAGCGGGGCCGAGGGCAGCGGGAAATCCTACCTGCTGCTGGACTTGATGATCGCCGCCGCGACCGGGCAGGCTTGGGTCGGGCAACAACTGGCGAATCCTGTTCGCTCATTCGCTTGGTTCTGCGAAGACCCCGAGCACACGGTGCTGTGGCGTCGGGACAAGCTGCTGTCCTCCCGCGGTCTGCGGCCCGGCGATCTTGAAAACCAGATCGACTACTCGTCGCGCTATGGCCTCGACAGTTGGCTCCTTGATTTTGATCAGCGCAATGAGCGCTGCAAACCGACCCAGCTTTGGCGCTGGCTGATCGCGCACGGCTATTTAGAAGGACGCCAGCTCGTCATCTTCGATACCCGCGACGACATGATGAACGGCGATCCATACCGGCCTCGCGTTGCGCGGGCGACAATGTTGTTTCTTACGGAGTGGGCGCGTGACAACAATGCCTGCGTGCTTTTGACAACGCATCCGCCAAAGCCGAGCGGGGGATCTAATACGCCGGCCACGCAGTACGGGGGATCGCAGCAATGGCGCGCGAAGGCCAGGACGCATCTACATCTGGAACGCCCTATGGTCTGGTCGAAGGACGAGAAGCGGATGATCCCCGAGGGGCCGAAAGGAAACCGGCTCCTGACTGTCAGCAAGTCAAATTGGGGAAAGGACGGGACAGCGATCCCGATTCGCTGGGACTACGATCAACACTGCTTTGTTTTCGATGAATGGCGAGCGCCGCACTGATCGCGGTGGGCGGTCACTCGGCGGCGGCGTCCTTCTCATGGTTCGGGTCTTCGCCCTCCGGCAGCCATTTCCCTCGCCAAGTACCCAGCCACTCGTGCCGTAGGCTAGGTGTTCCGTCTTTTTTCAGCAGCCGGATAAACCGTTCGCCCATTGAGACGCCATGAGGAGTAGAGGCGAACTGCGATTCCAACGTGCGGACCTCGTACCGGCCTTTGCGCCCGGTGAGGGCGTTGAGTGATCTGCGGTCTCGTTTCCACTCGTATAGCAGGTGCGTAGGCATGTCGGCGTTCGCGAGCACTCCCGCGGCGGACTTCGCCTCGTCTATGCCGCGCTCTGCGCTTGATACTGCCGCCGCCGCCTCGGCAAGCCTCTCCGCGAACTGCTGGCGGATCTCGGCTATATGCCTGTCCAGTTCGTCTTGGATGTCGCGATGACGATCGCGGGCAGCTTTCAGCGCGCGGTAAAGCTCCGCATTCTCAGCCATCTGGCAACTCCTCCTCTATTTCGCCCGCGCCACCACATGTCGGGCAGCACTTGACGGCCACTTCCGGCCAAGGACTAGATGTCGGCGGTGCAATCTCAAATTCGATAAAACCTTCCCCCTTGCATTCAGGACAGGTACGGATTCCATCCAGGATTTCATCCATCGGACAACTCCTCCATTCCGATCGGCTCGACTGTAATCTCGCCCTCTCCGTCACAGAGCGGACAGGTATCTAGCCAAGTTTCAAACCGCCCACTTGGCGGCGATGGGCGGCGGCTTTCGTACTCAACGACCTTTTCCCCATTGCACTCAGGGCAGATGCGAATGTTACTCATCGCCACCCGCGGTCTCGGTCAAGTTGTTCATGCTCTTCCTCGCGCTCACGTCGATCTTCGTCACGCGCCGCCCGTTCGCATTCGCGTGAGCCGCAAGTATCGCGACGATCAAAGACACGATCATCGAGCATCCCCATTTCTTTCCCGCAATTCCAACAATGTCTCATTTTAAGCATCGGGCAACTCCTCCATGCGCTTGGTTCGGGCCGCAGCGAAAGCCGGGGCGAGGCGCGGGAGCGCGACGTTGTAGGCCTCGATGTGGTGGAAGTTCTCGCCGGTCAGCGCCGCCAACTCGGCACGATCACGACATTGAGTAGCTGCCCGATCGAATCGCGCGCGCCAGCCTCGATAGTCGGCTTGGCCGTTGAGACGCGGCGGTGTGATTTCACCAGTAGTAGAGTTCCCGCCCGAGCCGTCCAAAGGGCTTGCGTCCTCTGCGGCGCTGGCCGCTGGTTGCGAGGAGCCGGCTTTGGGCTCCTGCGGGCGCTCCGGGACCGGAGGCTCGCCGGCGGCCTCCGTAGCGGCCGGAATGTCTGGTGCGCCGGTTCGAATCTCTTCCCCCGAATCGTCCGAACACATTTGCGGCCGGTTGGCCGGTTGGCCGTCTTCGCTATGAGACGGTGGCGCACCATGTTCTGCATCCGCGCTCTCGGCGATGCTGCGGAGATTATCCATCTGATCAACCAATCGCGCTTGCGTAGCGCGACCGAGCTTGTGCCAATGCGCTTTCATCGCCTCGACGCCCTTTCCGGCCGCTTCCTCGGCCTGGCGCCGCAAGGTGAGCAGCTCCTTGTCGACGGGCTCGCCTCCGGCTACCCACTGTCTGATTAGTTCGCCCGTCTTCTCGCTGATCTGCTCGCCGTCAGGGAACGCCGCCCACAGATCCTCGGGGCATTTCTCGACGACGGGCTTGCCAAGGTCGGCGCGCGACCCGAGCGGCAGAAAAAGCTGCACGGTCGTCTCAAAGATGAAGCGCTTGTCTTGTATCGGCGTAAACCCCTCAGAAATGATATCGCCTACGCGTACACCAGCCGGTAGCGGCACGTCCTTGGACGTGTACTGCTTCATCTTCTCTTTGGCTCGGAGTCCGATCAGCAGGTGCATGTGGCTGTTGAGGAGCCGGTTCACGTACTTCTTGTGGCGCGCCTTGGGACGACTCCATTTCACCAAGCCTTCTAGCGGCTTGCCTTCCCGGTTCTCTCCAGCGTCGGCGATCTCCAGAATGCCGCCGAACCCTTCCCATTCGTGCGAACCGGAGTCCAGAACTAGGACTTCCACTCCAGCTTTCTCTGCGTCGTCGATTGCCTCAATGTAGCGTTCTGGTGTGAACGGTGGGGTGAGCTCGCCGTAGAGATACCCGCCAGGCACGCGGGCGGCATAGATCCGGCCACGGCCGGTTTCGGTGTCGATCATGCCGAGCTTGCCGTTTGGCCCGGCAAGTCCGCGCCCGAGCAGCAACAAACTCAGCGTCTTGCCGCAGCCCGACACCCCATAGGCCGTGACGATGATGTGCGAGCCCAGCCGAGCAGCCGGCGCGAAGGTGACGATGCTCATGGCCGATACCAGCGGCCCGTAAGACGCTTGGACGCTTCGTGCTTTTTCGACATAGCCCATTCGATGAGAGAATTTAATTCCTCAATCGTGGGACGATGCACTGCAAGCCATCGGTCCCATTCAGCACGCATAGAGGCTACTTGCTCCGGGGTTTTGATTTCGCTCATGGCTCCAACCACTCTGTTGATCGGGCGATCTGTTCTTTAGTCGGCCGCGTCGAGAACTCGCCGGCTTGCTCGCGGTCCGCAAGCTGGTACTCACTCCAAGCTGGCAAGCTGAGCTTCTGCACGCCATCCCCATACGCCGGCCACTCGCCCTTCGCCATGCACTCTCGGAACAGGCGCAGCCCGCGGCGCACGATCTGCTGGCCCCACGCCTCCGCGCGTTCATCCAACTCAAAAAGCTGGATCAGGTGCGGCGGCTTAACCTCGATGACGACGAAGATATAGCGCGGGCCACGTCCGAGCCCAGACCATCCCGGACGAGCTCCAGGAATGGCCATCGCCGCTTCCTTGTACCAGACGACGCGGCTCGCCCATCCTTCATTCCAAGCTTTGCGGGCGATGGCCTGCGGATTGCATGTCGTCGTCGTCTTGAGGTCAACGATCAGCCCGCGCTCCCGGATCAGATAATCGGGCCTTGCCTTGCACGGCACTCCGTCCCAATCCCACGTCAGCGACACCTCAGCCTCGCCGCCGGTGAAATAGCTGCCGGCGCGCTCGAAAATTGCCTCGGCTATTTTGACGATGACCGGCTTTTCCTTGTCGAGGATGGGCACCTTGCCGGCCTCATAGGCTCCGTCGCGGAGCTCCTGCGCTGCCTTGGTCTTGTAATCCGGGTGATGCACCTCGACGACGCGAGCATCGTATTGCTCAGGCTCAAGCACGGCCAGATGCGCAGCCGAGCCCACATCGAACACATTGGCATGCTTAGGAACTAAATTCGGGTTCCACGGGCTTTCTTGCCAGAATCGCCAAGCGCAGTCATTTGCCAGCGTCTCGACGCCCGACGCAGACAGTGCCTTGATGCTGTGGTAAAACTGCATGCTTTTTTGGGCACTCATGGCTTTAAGGCTTCCTCCAACGCATTGGTGGCCTGCTCCATTGCGGCTGAGCGCCATCCCTCTCCCCGCGGTCCCTCATCCCAGAAATCGGCGTGATCCATTACGAATTGGAGCGCCCAACGCGGCACGGTTACATCCTCTTCCCCAGCTCCTATCGTGCTCACAGCGCCAGCATCCCTCCGACGAACATCCCCGCCGCGAGCGCGATGCAGCAGGCCAGGAACCAGTTCACGAGTGTGTCAGCACGCATTCTCAGATTCCTTGTCGTCTTCGTAGTCTCCGGGGAAATGCAGCCTATCCCAAGAGCGCCGAAACTCATTGACGGCCTCGCCGAGCACGCCCGCTCCCCATCGCAGGCCGACAGCACAATTGAAGACGGCAGCCCAGATAATGCCGCCGTCATCCACCATCGTTTCCCTCCAGCTCGCGGAGCTGGCGCGCGGTCGCGTCCGCGATCAGGTCTTCAAGCTGATTATGCGCGTTGATGTGCTGCATTCTGGTGGCGTTGACTTGGCCGAGAAATTTGCCAAGCGCCGTATAAAATTCGGCCTTCGCGTCTTCCACATCTAGCTCTGTGAGGGGCTTCCCGAGCGGACATCCTTCAATCTCGGCCAACTTGGCGCGAGCACTCATACTTGCCGCCTTGGCCCCCGGGTTCATCGATCACTCCCTCGGGAAAGTTGTCGGCTCGCCGCCCTCCGCAACGGGTATGACCGCCTCTCTTCCCGCGAAGGTCAGCTTGGGTTCCAGGGCCGCCGACGAGCCCGTGAGGAGAGGGGAGAGAGGCATGCGCTAAATATGCCGATAGCGCCGCCGCGAGTCAATCACAAAATCGTTGATTTCAGAAAATTATCGGCATATTTAGGCGCAGATGAAAATCGTCGAGCAATTCGTTGCCGCTGTCGTCGCCTATAAGCGGGCGACCGGCATTTCCGACTACGAGTTCGCCAGACGAGCCGGGCTGCAAGAGAGCATGATCCGGCGCATCGATTTCGATCGCGTTTTCGAGAAGGGCCAGCCGAGCATTACGCTCCGCACGGCATTTCGGATCGAGGACGCAATGGGAAGGTTCCCTATCACAAACGGTGCAGAAGATGGCAAGGCGACTGGTTGACGAAGTAGGGCCGAAGCGCGGACGTGGCCGGCCCCGGAAGGATAACGGCTCGGATACCGGCCCGGTCTCGGTCATCGAGAACGGCCGCCTCGGCGATAATGCGGCCAAGCGGCTCGCTGGCTTCGTCGAGGAAATCGAGGGCGCAGAAGAGGTCCGCCGCGATCTTTCGGAAAAGATCAAGGAAATTTACAAAGCGGCCAAGGATGCGGGCTTTGAGAACAAGATCATCCGCAAGGTGATCGCGGTGCGCCGCCGTGATGCGGACGATTTGCAGGCCGAGCAGGATATGATCGATATCTACAAACAGGCGCTGGGCATGCTTTCTGATCTTCCTCTCGGGCAGGCGGCCATTGTTCGTAACGTCCCGACGAGGGCAGCTGAAGCGCTTCGCGCGGCTTCTCAGGCTCATCTCGAAGGCGATCTGCCGCCGATCGCTTAAATTGCCCGGCATCCTCGCGCTCGACATAGCTACCACGACGGGTGCGGCGTTCGCGCTGCCGGGCGAGCGGCCCGTGTGGCGGCACAAACGATTCGGCAAACCGGGGGACGATGACGGCAAAGTGGGCGTCTTGTTCCACGACTGGCTGGACGCCATCATGGGCGAGTGCGGGGGGCCGGATTGGGCCGTCTTTGAGGCGCCGTTTATTCCGCGCGGCGCGATCTCGGTCAACAACGCCACCATCCGCCGGCTCTACGGCCTGGCCATGATCGCTCAGATGGTGGCGCACAATTGGGGGGCGAAGTGTCGCGAGGTAGACACGGCCTCGGTCGCAAAGCACTTCACCGGGCAGGCCCGGTGGGGTGGGCGGGAGGCGAAGAAAGCCGCGACCCGCCGCGTATGCGAGCGCTACGGATGGGCTCCGGTGACCGAAGATGAGGCTGATGCACTTGCCGTGCTGGTTTACGCCGAAGCGCTGATTGACCCCATAGCGGCCTCGCGGCGTGGGCCGGGACCGCTGTTTGTCAGGCCGGCATCGGCGATTAGGTTGCCCACCACGCCGCAAGATCGTCGGCAGTCCCGCTGAACTGACTTCGGTCACAGATACCGCCGACCCCAGGGCAATCGCCGCTCGATGTGTATTGCCACAGAGTCCACATATCCCACCCATCTGGCGGGACTGGGTTAGGACCATACTCCGGCAGCCACAGCGGACAGCGAGTCAGAACCGAATTTGGTAGACCGGCACCATCGCCGGTCGGTCCCCATCGCCCCATGTAGACAAGCGGGAGCTTCCCGGTAGCCATTTGCAGGCGGGCTACCAGCTCGGCGGCTTGCGCGATCGAGACCGTGTCCCCCATGCCATTCGCTTCGATGTCGATGGCCAACCGAGGCATAGAGCCGGCTATACCCAAGAAATTGCCAACCTGAGCGCATGGGTCCGATGCGTCGGCGAAGTGATAGGCGCCCACTAGCAAACCAGCAGCTCGGGCGGCGGAGCTGCGCTCGATAAAGGTAAAGTCCACCCAACTCGCGCCTTGCGTCGCCTTCAAGATTACGGCGAGCACGCCGCTTGCCTCCACAGCCGCGAAGTTGACGGGCGATTGCCAATGGGAGAGGTCAAGCACCACGTCAATCATCATCCCACCCTCACGATGCGCAGCCCGTTGGGGCCGAAGTTGTATTCCTGTTGGGAAGCTTCGTCAGCGCTGGTCTGCATGAGGCACAGGCCGGTTTCCTTGGTTGCCGCTATTATCAGGCCCGGAACTTCGCCGCCGTTTACCATATCAAGGCGGATGATCTTCCAGCGCCGCCGCTCATCCTCGGAGTCGAAGGCGCTCAGCTTGAGGCGTTCGGGCATTTCATTTCTGCTTCGCCACGGCCTCAACGAACGCCTTGGCGTCCGCGATCTCTTCCTTCTTGCGGGCGATCTCGGCAAGCTCGTCCTCCATTCGCCAGTCGCTCTTCAGCCAACGATCAACGATCTTGGGACAAACGGGGTCGAGGTACTTACCGGGTATAGTAAAACATCCATTGTCGCATACCTGCCCAACCAACACCCCCTTCGCAGTACTGGTAGGCGGTCCTTAAAGTCTGTTTATCGGTCTTATCGCCGCACGGCATACCTGCGACGCAGATATTCACGGCAAGCGACGGCTGCGTCCCGACATCACCCGCAATCTCGTCTTTATGGGGAGACTTGCCGCATTGCTCCGCAACAATCCCGGCCATGTGATCTTTAAGCCATCCGGATTTATCATAAGCAGCGGCGCTGGCGAGAAGCGCGACGACGTAGACCAGCCAGAAGTGACCGGAACCTGTCATAATCTCAAACTTCCTCCTCTGGGGGATCCAGTTTTACGCATTTTATAGTACCTGGATATGGTGAATCGCCTTATAATGCGTCAACTGCTGATGGTTGCCTACTATAAGCTGCTATTACATCATTCTCGTCGTCCGGGCGCAGATGGGACCAGATCGCTCCGGTAGACAGCGCGCCCAAGCTTAGATTATCGTTGGCGAGGCACAAGGGATAGGGGCAATCGCATGGCCGCGAGCGCAGGGAGGCAAGCTCGACGTTCCCAAGGGCAAGCCGATGACGCAGCAAGCCATCTTGAAGCGCAATTGACTCAAAGGCTTCTCCAGACCTTCCCGGGTTGCCGCAAGTGACTTTGCTGACAACCACCTGGGAGACGCATCTGGCTTACCGTCCCGAGCTAGAGTCGCTAGAAGATGTAATCGTCGGGACGTTGCAGGAGCCGCATGTAGTCTGTGCGGGAACAAGCGATCCACGAAACATTGTCTTCATTAACCAAGGAGAAAGGAGCCCAGGATCACAGTCACCGTTCGCCGTGATCGTAAATCCGGAACAAGCCCTTGTCGATTCCATGGGGTACCGACGAGATTTCCGGGACTTAACCGGGCAGTCCGTATTATGGCTACCGCCAAACGTCCGCCGTTGATAGCGGCATACGACCGCGGGGTCGACGTACTTCACGTCGCGCTGGGCACACCCGTTCCTGCAGAGGGAGAAGGGCGGCAGGGCGGGATAGAGCTGCGATATGCCCTTGCCGACGATCATCCATGCGGTGCGACAATTATCGGATTTAGGCGAAATGCATGGCCGATCCGCCTAGATCGTCTTTGTGGCATCATAGCGGATCACCTCCATGTTCCGAGCGAAGATGTCAAGGGCGTGATCGCGAAAGCGCTTAGTTAACTTATAAGTTTCCACCGCATCGCCCGCCCCCGGCCGATCTTCTCGACCTTGCCCTTGCGCTGCATATCGCCGAGCGCCAGCGAGACTCGGCGCACGAAGTCCGTCCGCGTCGGCTTATCGTTCTCAGGATCAAGCCCCTTGTCGCGCATTGCCTGAGCCGCGACCTCAAAACTGGTCACGGTGCCGCTGGACCGCATCGCGTCGAAGATGCGCTTCGTCATCTCGCCGTGCACGAAGTAAGGCGATTTCGTTGGCCGGCGATGCCGCACGGGGAGTCCCTCGATCTTGAAGTCGGGCCGGAACATCCGGAGCACGGCGTCGAGATGGACAAGCTCGGCCTGCAACCGGGCGATCCGCTTCTCAGCCTCGCCGATCTCAAACAGGATTTCGGCCCGCTCGGCAGCTTGCGGGAATGGAACAGGGTTCCGCTGGTCACGCTGAACTTGCTACGGCAACCCGAGCATTTCCAGCGAACCGGAGTCTCGGCAAGCGTGTAGACCTTGATCGCGCCGCAGCTCGGGCAAAACGGCGCGCCGTTGTTTGCCGCGAACCGAATAGCGACGAAGCGCGCGTGCGCGTCTTCGTCGCTCATCCGCATGATGTCACGGAGCGATAGCGTCCGCGCTGCTGGGGAAATAAGGAAGTGCTGCGACAAGGGGCCAATCCTTGCGAGGGATCGGCCTTCGCTCGCGAAGATGGAAAAGCCGGCGTCAACAGGCTATATTCCATCTGAGGATCGCGACTGCGGGGCCAATCCGTTGTTGCGGTCTTAGGAGCCGGGCGCTGCGTCAACAGTGACCCGGTTCCGCCTTAGAGAGTGCCGACCAGCGGGCCGCTCTTTCCCAACTTAGCGCGCGGGGGAGCCAATGCCGGAAGAATCATCTGCCCACAATCGCGGTGGCAGCGGGAAAGGCGGCGGAGGCGGCGAGGGTCCGCCCCGCCATCCGTTGATCGAAGGTCTATTCCAAAGCCTGCCAGACGATGGCCAGCTCTGGACGTTAGAGGAAGCCGCCGACTGGCTGCATGCGGCGGCCTATAATTTGCGATTCGCGTACAAGCTGAAGGGCAAAATCACGGTTGATATAAAAGTCGAGCAGCCAGGAGGGGGACGATGACTAGCGCTCGTTGCCGCACAAAGAGCAAGGTTGAGCGGATCGGGCGGCCCAGGGCGCGCGACGCGGTGGAAGATCGCAGACTAATTAGACAGAAACTCCCTGGCCGATTGAAGCTTCAAGGGGTGCATGGCGATTAAGGGTTTTCACCACAGAGCGAATAAATGCTAGGTCGTTACTGATATCTGCTATATCGTCTTCCGACAAACTCGACGATCCTAGACGACGTTGTGTAGCATCAAAGAGCTGATTCAGAACCGACCGGGCTACAGTTGCGACTTCGGGAGACAGCGCACCGGCCCCGTCATCATAGGGATCAGCCGGCCCCCGTCGTATGTCAGGATGAGCGCTTGCCCATGTGCGCCACACCAGTCGTTGATGGTCGTTGCCGAACGCATTCACGGCTTGATTGATCAGCCTTCGCGCTTTAAGCGTGAAAATCAGCATCGATGCGGGATCCGTGTAAATTTCGGCGTCACCATTGCGAAGCCCGTCAAGCTTCGCTCCCGTCGCGTTTCCCTTACGGTAGAGGCTCACGGTCGTAGCTGCCATGCCGCGAACTTAACCGCCATCTCTCTCAAGAGATGTAACGGTTCCGCAAAATAGACCGCCTGCGACATTCTGTCACGCGATACCTTCGGAAGCCGGCGTCGACAAACAACCAGCGAGGACCAAGGTTCACACGCAATCCCTATGCCAAGCTGACGCCGATGACGTTGGTCCCATTTGCGCCCGAATACCGTCGATTTGGCATGTGTTATTTTCATATCTGCATCCTCGGGGTCATAGCTGCTGTGACTGTCGTCATTTCTGGCTGTCCCAAATTCGCAATTTCGCCGCGAGAAATTCTGCCAGCTTGGCCGTGTCAGGATCGACTTCTGATTTATGGGGCCATGCCCAATTGAGTAGGGAGAAGATTCCTTCTCGGAATTTAGCTATTTCAGACGTGTCGATCATGGCGACTGTACTGGTGGATTAGATATAGCTTTGATAGTTTCTTCCGGCCGATCAGACAGACCCATTAAATATTCATTATGATGTTTCGTGGCCGGCCCTTAGGTTGCCTAGCGCCATATAACTTAGATATGTCATCATTTCCCCTGATAAGCGCTGATGGATAAACTCTAAGTCTGTTTTGGTCAGGGTCATGTCTGCATCCTCGGGAGGCGGATTTCCTCGATCAGCATCCCGCAGGCGCCGTCGAAGATGAAATCCGTCGGCTCGAAGGCCATGACGTAGACCTGCGCGCCGTAGCGGCCGGCGGGGCCGCGGCATATATGCCGCCACGAGATGGTGAAGGTGATATCGTCGCCAGGTACGCCGCCGGGCATGCCCTCTGACGCCATGTTGAGTGGCGTTGTAGTGCCCGGTAAAGTTAGCCAAATCCCCATTTTGACGCACCGGGGACCGCCGAGGTGGATGTCGCAGAACAGTTGACCAGCGAGATAGGTGTCGTCGTACTGCTTGATGAAGTGCTCGCCGCGGGCGAAGGGCGAACAGATCCAGCCGTCGAAGGTCTTACACTCTGGGTACATGCCTACGGCGTAGGTAAAGTTTGGGTAGGTCGTCTTGCCGTCCTCGGGGGGCCATACCTTGCAGCCAATCGTGCCCATGCGGAAGCCGTCGAGGTCGCTGGCGATTGGTGCGGCGCGGGCGGAGGCTGCGCTGACAAGCGCGAGGCTGGCGCCGAGGCCGAAAACAGAGCGGCGAGTCGCGGGGGTCATGGCTTGGATGGGCGGCAAACGGCATAGGTAATGCCGTCCTGCGCTTCCGCCTCTCCCGCTGACTTGCATTCTGACTCGGTAGGGAACGGATACGACACGCGCTCAACGAGCGCGTGGGTATCGACGTGATAAATAAACAACATCCAAACTAGCATCGTTCTCCGCTCCTCTCCGCTGGGGCGTCCAGGAAAGGGCCGCGGATGAGCCCCTTGTCGCGTGCGCACGCTATCCAGGACGTTGAGAATTATTCGCGGCTCGCTTGGTTGTACTCGTCGAGCGTGAATATATCGCCGAGCCCGTCGAAGGAGTGTTTTGCCGGCATGTCGACAGGAACGCCCTCGACTCGATGCTCGCAGCCTCGGTAAACGTACCGATTGCGATGCGGCGACAGATCGTTGAGACACCAAGCCTCGACGGGTCCGCCTCCGACCGACTGCGCGATCATCTCGGACCAGAATTTGCAGCCTGAGCACGCCGACGGTTTCATGCGACGCTCGCGAGCGCGCTGAACAGCACGTCGAAACCAGCATCGGTCAACGGCAGTGGGATTTTACCGAGCGCGAAGCAAAGCATCTCGGGAACACACTTGACCGGCGCGGGATGCCGGGGATCGTAATACGTCCAGCCCATCCCTTGCACATAGCCGACAACTTGCGGGATACCTGTGTCGCTTGCGGCTCCGTTTGCCTCCAAAATCGCCTTACGAGCATCTTCGTGTATGGTTTTGAACGTCATCTCGTTCTCCCTCGCTGGGGGTTGTCTCTGCTGACAGATCGGAATATATGCGCGCCCGCTCATGGCGTCAAGCCTAAAAATAGGGTTGTGGCAGGAAAATTTGTCCTATATATCTATAGGCATGGAAGCCAAGGAAATTCTCTGCCCCGTGTGCGGCGAATGGCACGAATGGCCCAGGTGCAAGCCGAAACTTCGGGATATTCACGTGTGGGTGAAGCCTGAGCATTATGACCAGATCTCCCGGGCGGCTGAAGCCCGGGGTCTCAGCGTGACTGCATATGTCCGTTCCGCTGCAGTACTCGCCGCAAACGCGAAACCCTAAAGATCCGCGAAATGGCAGTCTATTTCCTTCAGGCAGACTCAGATGGACCAGTCAAGATCGGTTGGGCCGCGAATAACGTCAACGGCCGTATTAAACAGTTTCAAACCGGGCATTTCATGGATTTGCGCCTGATCCGCGAAATTCCCGAGGCTGATCGTTTGGACGAGGCTGCCTTACATCGCTTTTTTTCCCAAGAACGTATCCGGGGAGAATGGTTTCAATATTCAGATGCGATGTTGTCCGTAACACTCGATGACGCGCGCGCTCGGCGCATGCCCAAACGGGAGCCAGAGGCTTATGAAGCCGCAATTCTTCGGGGCATGCGTTCTTTGAGGCTCGGCATGGAAAACGAGGCAATCCGCGGCGCCCGCAAAGCTGCCGGCCTAACGCAAGCCCAACTGGCCGAGCTAGTCGGCGTGGGGCAGCCCTTTGTGGCACAGATCGAAGTCGGCACACGTCCACTTCCTGCCGACATCCTAGCCCGCATGCCGTCGGCGATTCGCGATCCTCTGGTCCGCGCCAGGATTAAGGAACTGCAAAAGCTTATCACAACCGACCATCTAGGCCGCGACGAGAAGGATTTTGCGATTGAGCACGCGGGCTATCTCGCCGATTCGGTCGAAAAGCTGCTATCAGTCGACAAGCGAATCGCCGCATTCCAATGGCTGGAACTGAATAAGCGTTTATATGAGTTCCGCAAGCGCCGCGCCAGGATCGCCGAGCTCGAGAAGCTGCTGTGAGCCGTTTCCCGCCGCCATGGCATTTCTGGAATCTGCGGTCGGGGCCAATCGGAGGCATCATTGCAGGCGCGATTGTCTCGGGCGCCGGTGCCCTTTGCTTCCTGATATGGCGATTCGGATAGCGCGGAAACGCCCGGCCGGAGCCGGGCGCCAATCCGCAGGGGAGGGTCGGATTTTGCTTGACCGGCTGGGTTGCTCCGGTTAAGCGGTTGCGAGTGTATCAAGTTCGCAAGGCAACCCTCATAATGGCGCACCCGCCCGCTCGTCAAGCGGTTATTTATGTTATCGGCACTGCCGATGGCGTAAAAAAGATCGGGACTACTTCTGACCTGCTGAAGCGATTAGCCGGCATTCAAACCGGAAATCCTCAGAAATTAGAGTGTCGAGCGTGCGGTAAGCCGCTACGCTGGGGGAAAAGTTATTGTTCTCAAAGGTGCTTTGGTCAAGGCCATCGCTGGAAATCCGGGAATGTTCTTGATTGGCATGACTCGGACGTGCTCACTTGATGAATTGGCACAAGATCATAGCGGCCTCGATTGCCGCAAAGCCCGACCCAGCCGGCAGTAGGGGACGCCGCTCGACCCCGCCTGGATAAGACCGATAGTCGCGACGTGCGCCCGGTAAGCCGCGCAGTTCGCGGCAGGGGCATCGACAGACGATTCGGTGTGCGAGGTTCCGATCCTCGCCGTGGCCCCGCCCTTGGCTCGCATGCGCGCGCGTCAAATCGGGCGATGATTCCCAAAACCCCCTTGGCTCTATGAGCGACAGCGAACCCCTCGCGACCAGCGAGGCTGGCTAGCCCCTAATGGCAAGCCAACCCGAGATGATCACGATGTACCTGGCATCGAGGCCAGCGCACAGCAAAAAGGCCGCCGAAGCGGCCCCGTTGCCTGAGACATACAATCGTGACCATTCGTGGCGTCAGGCCGCTACGCCATACGCTGACTTCAGAAAGTCCGCTACCTTGTGCGCCACCTTCTGAGCAACATAAGGAACATTGTGCCAAGCAACCGACGCGCCATCCCGTAGAACGAATACGCCTTGCCGCGAAAAGCGGACATCATACCGATGGTTGAGACGTTGAAAGTGTGCAGTCGCTAGCCAGCCGGTCAGGGCAGTTTCCGCTAACGATGGTGTTTCAAGACTGTAACCACGGGTCGGATATTCGTGCATCGTCATTTCCGTTCTCCCTTGCTGACAGGCTTGGCGGCTGCCAAACAAATAACGCCGCGCTGCCGCATCTTCGATCCTGGAATAAGTCGCCGGATGACCGCCCTTGCTAATCACCAGCCGACCGTTTGCGCCAGTGTAGCGCTGCCGAGCCCATTCGACGATTTCAAGATAGCGGTCAATCAACGCCGGTTTCGTGGTGGCGATGAACTGTTTGCGTGCCATATGCGTTATCTCCTCTGCTTGACAATGCACAATTTAATCAGAGGACTGACACCGCGCAATCTCGGGCATGCCACCGGAAACTAGCCGCAGAACGCAGTAGGGAACTTGTCGGCACGTTCCCGAAACGTGCGCGGAAACGAAGGAACCAAGCCGGAACGAACCTACCGACGAAGCTTGTACGGCTGATCCGCACTCACAACCGCAGGAACATCCTTCGCCGCAAACTCGCCATCCTCCTGTATCACCAGCACTCGCGGCCGCTGGACCTTCTCAGGCCGCCGAGCGACATCCTCAGGAGGAAGCTTCGAATACACCAAATGCCGAGCCTCAAAGAAAGCTTGCAACCGAGCATCATGCTCCCGATCCACGCGTAACCGTATGATCCGCTGCTGATCGTCGAGCTGCTGAGCAATCACGCCTCTCCGCGAATACCATACCCACCATACGTTAGAGGGCATTGGGCGCTTACCGTAAACCCAATGCCTCATTTGCTCGGCGCTGATCCCGTATAGGTTCGCCGCCAGCTTTAGCCAGTTCGGGCCGTATACGCGTTGCAGCATCAGACGGAACGCATCCACATCTGCCTGAGAATGATGCTTGCGCTTAGCCATACGGCTAGCCCACCAAGTCCATGGACAGAAATATGACGGTAAGGGCGAAAGAATCAAAGCCTTAGCGTAGTCCGCCTCTCAGAAACCGGCGCTTAGGTAGCAACTAATAGATGAGTGCCTGATATGTTCTCATTTTCCATAATGGGCCTTATGCGACATCGTATGCCGTTGATATCATTGGGTGATGGCGGTTACGCATTAGTTGTGCCGGCGCTTGAGCGGTTGAAACACAAGATGTAGCGGGGCCACGCCAGCCCTGCCACCCACTTTTCCTGATCGCGCTCAAGGCTCCCCGCGAACGTCAAGGGACGCGGGGCTGAGGGGATCGAGGCTACCCCAACCTTCCTGCCCCAGGAGAATTTTCTTGACATGTTCCGGTGTTTGTCGGTATGCGTCCCGACATGAGGGCACAGTCGCGGCATACTGAGGATTGGGACCGGCTGGACTTGCGGTTGCCGCCCGGGCTGACGGCGAGGTTGGATCGGTTTCGTGGTGGGTTACAGGTTCCGACGAGTCGGAGCGCGGCGTTGCGGGTATTGCTGGACCGTGCGCTGAGCGAGATTGAGGCTCTTGAGGTGGGCGATGGGTGAGAGGGCGCAAGCGGCTAGACTTGAGGTCAGGGCTAGACTCTTGGAGTTGGCGATTTCTGTGCAGGGTGACCCGAGCGGCATTGTTGATCGCGCCCGAGAATTCGAGGCGTTCGTCTACGACGAAGAGCCGCCGGAGGCTTCCGATGCCTGACAGTTTCACGTCGGTTGGGGTAGAGAGTTTGCTGCGGGCGTTGCCGGCTCTGCCGGTTGGTGGGATGCAGAATGTGACCCCCTCGACGATGCAAAGCCGTCCGCAAGCGCGTGTCACGGTTGACCGGACGGCTTTGGAGGGTGTGCCGCTGGCGATCACGCTGACGATGGATGTGGCCGAGTGGCGGGAGTATCTGGCGCATCGCAGCTATGCTGGACTGGGGCCTGGAGAGCGGATTGAGGTGATTATCCGCGACGCGCTGAAGCGGTTCGATCGTGTGTGCAATTTCGAGCATGAGGTGGAAGGATGAGGCTCCCTGGCCTGCTATTCGTTTCGGCGCTGGTTGGGTTGGCGTGGGGTACGGCTGTTGCCCAGCAGCCTCCGGCCCCTGCGCCTAACCCCGCGATGACGAAGGCTGAGGCTGCGGTGAACGCGGCCTTTGCGCAATTCACGGCGTCGCTCAAGGCTTACGAGGACGAGCATCGGGCGGAGTTGGTTGCGGCTGAGCGGGACCGGCTGGCGGCGGAGAAGGCGCTGGCTGACGAGCGCGGAGCCGGAGGCCATGCCCATACATTCACCGTCGCCCCGGCGGGGCAGAAGCGATGAATACCCTGGTTCTTGAGAGCATCCGGATGTTGCTGGTCTGCCAGCAGAGTGATCGGACGTGTGCGTTGGCCGATTTGGTGGATGAGCACATCGCGCGCATAGATGCGGCTCTTGTCGTATGGCGGCCTCGCATCGAGGACGAGCATCGGGCGGAGTTATTAACTGCCTCCCCGCCGGGGCAGAAGCGATGACTAGTGATGTGCCAAACATGCGATTGGCCGGCCAGTTGGTGGACTTGGTTTCCGGCGCCGAGGTTCCGGTGGAGGAGATCGCGGTGACGCCGGCGATGATCGAGGCTGGTCGTTTAGAATTGTGGGGGCGCGTCCATATAGCTGACCGCCTTCAAGGCCAAGCCGGCTCGGAGGAGCTTGTTGGTGCCATTTGGTCTGCGATGGAGCGCGCCCGCCGTGCGGAGCTTGTGCCCCTCTCTGTCTCAGAGCCGAGCGACCGGAGCCCGTCGGTCCAGGCTCGGGATGCCATTTCAGAATCTGTTAAACGGTTGATCAATGCCTGTCGTAAGTGGCGCGGCGGTCTCGAAGATGACGGATGGACCGAAGCAGATATTCGAAGTATGGCGAGACCTGGGCTTCACGACATTATTCTTGCAATGGATGAGATTGACCGCCCTCCTGGCTACCGATCGGCGTCCGAGGACGAGCCGGAGCGCGCCGGTGACGCTGGAATGCGCCGTGGCTGAGTCCGTCCGCGCCATCGTAGATGGGCTGGAATTTTATTGCGGCCCGCGTGCGCAGTTTGTCCGATGCGATGGCTGCGGTCAGGATCTGGACCTTGAGAGACGCACGGTTAGTCGAGCGCTACCGGGTTGGGCGGTCGATCTTGGGTGGAAAGACTGCGGCGGCAATCGTCACTTGTGCCCGGCATGTCCCGAGCCGGAGCGGAATGCGGGGTGGAAGCCGTGCTCGAGCTGATTATCCCGGTGCTTATAGGTCTTGGCCTGGCGATTGTGGCGCATGTGAGGGACAGTCGTGGCTGAGCCGGCCGCGCCAAAGGTCCAGACGCTATACGGCGATTACGCCGTGGCATGGACCCTTTCTGGCATGACAATTGTGCGCGCCAGATCGGCTGCCGAAGCTCAGGGTAAATTCGACGCGATGTCGCGGGCGAGCATGCTGAACCGCTCCAGGCCTTCATTCCAGCGGGCAGTTGTTTGCCTTGATCCAGCAGCTACCATTGGAGGCGATGACGGCCATGGCTGAGCATTGGTGGGTCGGCGGCCCTAAGGCGGCACCAGTAAAAAATCGCCTACTTCGGCATATCGACATAGATAATGTCGGCTGCTGGAATTGGACGGGGGCCACAAAGAACGGATATGGGTCTATAACCATCGGTTCAGCGTCAGATGGCACAAGACATTCGGAATCTACTCACCGGGCGTCGTACTTGGAATTCAAGGGCGACATCCCCGCAGGAATGTTCGTGTGTCACAAATGCGATAACAAGTTGTGCATAAACCCAGATCACCTATTCGTAGGGACGAACCGCGATAATATTGCCGATTGCATCAACAAAGGATTATTTGGAAATCACAAAGGATCTGCCAATTCACAAAGCACGCTCACTGACGATGACGTGCGGAAAATACGGTCATCACCCCTAAGTCAGGCTGAATCACTGGCCGCATCGCTCGGCGTTACCCGTGGTCACGTTCTCAAGATTATGAAGGGCGAGAGATGGGCACACTTGTCGTAACCGATCGAGACCGCGAGATGGCCGTAGCTTGGCTTAAAGCATCTTGCACGGTGGCGTCGGCGTTGGTGATCATGGACTTGGCTAATCAATTCGCCGACGCGCGCGAGGAAGGCCGGCTCGCGGAGCGCGAGAAATGGATCGCGCTTGCGGGGCCATATTGGCGAACTGGTCGCGAAATCAGCCCCCTCGCATTACTGGCCGCGGCTCGGCGCGAGGCGATCGAGGAATGCGCTAAGATCGCCGACGGGGGCGCGGCTCTGTTAGATGGCATTGAGATTGAGATAAAATTCGTCACACCCGAAAAGCTGGCCACCGATTTGGCCAAAGACATTGCTGACGGTATTCGGTCCCTCGGAAAGGAACCAACATGAAGCACGCGCTCACCTCTACCGCGCTCGCCTTGGTGCTCGCGGCTTCTGGCGCGGCCCACGCCGGATGTCCCGGCAATGCCCCTCCCGGCGGGTCCGGTGTCGGCGATTGTCCTGGCTGGCGGCAGGTCGATATGTCGCCCGCTCCGTCAACGGGAGCCGGGGTCTACACGCTACGGCTCTGGGGCGATGGCAAGACTCTTCGCCCCTCGGTGGCGTTCTTCCTACCGGGGTTCGGCCCAGCTTTCTCGGAGCACTGTGATTTCGCGCCGCAGGTGGGTAGCGTCGGCTGGCCAGGCGCCGGGTCTCCTGCGATCGGCCCCGAGTTTCAGGGCGGCGGCTCGGCAGTGGTCAACGGGCAGCGTCTGGTCTATATCGACTTCAATCTTGCAGACGTAATTCCCGCTGGGACCGCTGTGTTCCTGAGCGGCCACTGCAACTTCTAGGGGAACCGACATGCGCGAAATGATCCTGGCCGCAGGCTTTGCGGCGCTGACCATCACCTCGGCCCATGCCGACCAGATTACTTTGGGCAACAGCCCGGTCGCCGCCTGCGACCTCGCCGGGACGGGGAGCAGTCATCCCTTGGCGATGTCGTGCGCGCCATATCACGAGTCGGCGCTGTTCCAAAGCGATGTCGGGGTCGCCTCGTTCGGCCCCGAGGCGCTGGCGACCGGGCCGGGGGCGGGCGGGGTCTTCCCGGTAATTTCTCAGACCATGCCGGGCGAGACGCTGAGCATCCTATTTGGCGATGGCGATCACATCAGCGGTACGGTCGACTGGACCAATCTCAACAACGGCTCTACCAACCCGCACATCGTCGGCGAATTCAAGTACGTCGCGACCGGCGACGCAGACTTTCTCGGGTCGTACAACACCTCGGGCCTCGCCGAACTCGACATGATTGCCGAGACGACGGCGCTGACCCTGGAAAATTGGGACACCGATGCTGGTCTGACGTGGTCCTCGGGCGAGATCGTGGATCTGGGCGCGCCGCTGCCCGAGCCGCAAACTCTCGGCTTGCTCGCCTTCGGCTTGCTGGCGCTGTGGGGCTGGCTGAATCGCAACCGGCGCGGCAGCTCCGTCGGCCTCGGTGGCCCATGACCAAGGGGGTCGACCGGGCTGAGCCGAACACCCCCCTTCTTGCTCGCCCCGTTCAGGGCATAATTGATCATGAGGCGCTTAGCCGGGAGTTCATGTGCCGCTTCCCGGTTATCCGATATAAGCTGGCTGGCCTGGATCGCTGGACGGTGGTACGGCGGGTTGATCGGGCTCTGAGTCTATTGATCATTGTGGCCTCGGCACTGCTCGGCGCGGAGGCGCTGTGCTGGCTTGGGAACGCGCTGCATCTCCCGCTGGGATGATCTGGCATTCGTAGCCAAGGCGCTGGCGTTTGCTGGGGCCTCGCGACTGGCTGGGCCGTCGGCCCCCGATCATGGCGTGGATGATCGTCGATGCGACGATCACGGTTTAGGTTTGGGCGCGGTAGCATTCTTGGTCACGGTGGCGTGGTTCCCGGCGGGTGGTATGATAATGCCGCGTTGGTTGGTTCTGGCGGTTGGATTGCCGCTGACGGTGGTGTCTTCTTGGGCCGCCTGGCGCTGCGGTCGAGCCTGGGTATATCTGGTGGCTGGGCTGATCTACGCGGCGATGTCGATCGCATGGGCTCCCGACCGGCTTGGTGCGTTGCAGCAACTCTCTCAGATGGGGATTTTGGCGGTGGCGTTCGTGGCCGGGGCCGGCATCGTAGGGGCACGGTCGTTCGACCTCGTCATGGCCTTCTTCGCGGTTGGTTTGATGGTTTCGGCGCTGCTGTGCGTTCCGCAAGCTTTGGGCTGGTCCGGCATCCCGCAGAGTGCCCCGCCGGCAGGGCTATTCTATAACCGAGACGTGCTGGCGGAAACCGTGGCCCCCGTGCTGGTGTGGGCGATCCTTCAGCATCGGTATACGATGACGGCGGTATTGTTGATTCCGCTCCTGCTGTGCGGTTCGCGGGTCGCGTTGTTCGCCGCTGCTGTCGGGCTCCTTTACGGCTTGCCTATGCGGTGGCGCTGGCGGCTAATGGGGATGGCTGCTACCCTTGTGGCCGGCCTCGGGCTCTTGCTGTTGATGGGCCGGGAGAAAGCGGCCGATGCGCTGTTCCGCATCGTGCTGTGGGCCGATACCCTTACCGCCATCACTCCGTTTGGCCATGGCATCGGCTCGTTCGCGGCGCGCAACCCGGTGCTGGTGTATGCCCATAGCGACTCCTTGCAGGCAGCTTACGAGTTGGGCATCGGCGCGCTGCCGTTGCTGGCAATCCCGGTGCTGATCTGGCGGAGGAAGCAATGAATGACCGGGCGGCCCGCGCCGTCTTCCTCGTGATCTGCATCGAGGCTGTGCTGTCGTTCCCGCTGCACCTGCCGGTTACGGGCATGCTGGCGGCGGTGACCGCGGGATATCTCTGTAGTAGGGTTTTATGATGGATACCGAGAAGGAGAGGCCAATGAAAGTGGTGGTCCCAATCTCCCATGGGGAGATCAGTTGGGCTCCTTCGGTGGGTGATCATCCGCCATATAATTTGCTAATATCCTATCGGATAGAGTTCGAGCCAGACGGAAGCGGCTTCATCGAGATATTGGCTGAGCCGGGGGCAATCAGGACCAACAGTGACGGCTGGATGTGTCTTCGCCTTCCCGCCGAATTGTTTTCGGAAAAGATCACAGGTTCATGACCTTGTATGACGAACTTGGTGTTGCGCCGTCCGCCACCGCCGCAGAGATCGGCCGAGCCTATCGCCGGCGGGCGAAGAAGGCGCATCCCGATCATGGTGGTGACCGCGCCGAGTTCGAGCGGCTGGCGCACGCCAAAGCGGTGCTGGCCGACCCCGACCGCCGCCGCCGCTACGACGAAACCGGAGATGAGGGCGCGGCGAACGCCGACAGGGAATTGGCGGCAGTGCTCGACATACTGGCTCGAGCGCTCGATGCCGCGATCCAGGCGGCGATGCAAGACCTGTCGCGGGTGAATGTACTGGCCCTGGCACGACTGGACATCGCCAAACAGCGTGGCGCACTTGATGCCAAGTGCGGGCAGATCCGGGTAATCGTCGAGAAATACGAAGCCGTGGCCGCGCGTTTCAGGGCACCGAAGGGCAAGCCCGACCGCGTCGGCGCCATCATGCGCGCCCGGCTATCTGACGCCCGCCGGCAACTGGCGGCGATCGAAGGCCAGGCGGCGACGCTGGACAAGGCTGCCGCGATGTTGGAGGGGTATGAGTACCGTACCGACGCCCCTTTGGGGCCGCAGGGGTTTGCGCCGCTCGGATTGCAGACCTGGAATTTGGGCTTGCGCTGATGGGCGAGATGTCCGGTCTGCTGCGGTCGATAACGGAACATGCGGGCGGTGAGGCCCCGGAATTCATGGTGGTGGGGGTGGATGATTATTGCTCGCTGATCGAGAGCGCCGCGAGCAATCCGTGGGAATTGCGTAGGATGCTTAGGACGGCTGTGCCTGGCTGGTCGGCAAGCCGCAGAACGGCGTCCTGGAGGCATTTGAACGTGCCTCGTCGCCGCATTATCCGGCGCTTCCGCCCTAATTCGGGACCGCCGGGGTCACGAAACCGTTTCTGGACCTTTCTCCGCTAATGTCCGCAGTAGTCCCGTCGACGACCCGGTTCCACCGCGACGCCTTCGAGGAAGCCTTCTACGACTTCCTAAAACACGTCACCATCGTCTCTAAGAACTCGGGTCCGACTATCATCGACCCCTATCGAGCGCAGCGTTACGCGCTCGACCAGATTTTCGATGGGCTTGCCAACGGCATTCACTGGTTTGTGATCCTAAAGGCCCGGCAGCTCGGGATCACCACTCTAACCCTGTTGCTCGACCTGTTCTGGTGCGCCCTCTATCCGGGGCTGCAAGGCGCCTTAGTCACCGACAACGACCCCAACAAGGAGAAGCTGCGGCTGTTGGTCACCGAGATCCTCGATTATCTGCCGAAATCGCATCCGCTGCCGATCCGCAAGCACAACCGCAACGGTCTGGTGTTCGAGAATGGTTCGATGATCGACTACCTTGTGGCCGGCACCCAGAAGCGCAAGGGCGCGCTGGGCCGGTCGCGAGCGCTGAACTTCATGCACTCGACCGAGACCGCGCAATATGGCGATGTCGAGGGCTGGGAATCGCTGATGTCCTCGCTGTCGGACACCTATCCGTGGCGGCTCTACGTCGTCGAGTCTACGGCGCATGGCTATAACCTTTTTGAGAATGCGTGGCAGGATTCCATCTCCGACGACCTGACCAAGCGGGCGGTGTTTATCGGCTGGTGGCAGCATGACGAGTACCTGATCCCAAAGGGCACGCCGCTGTTCCAGCGTTACGGCTACGACCGCCTGTCTGATGATGAGGTCGAGACCGCGAAGATCGTCAAGGAAACCTATGACTGGACGATCACCTTGGAGCAGTGGGCATGGTATCGTCACCGCAAAGACCCGCAACGCCGCGCCGATAGCGGCGAGATCGACGAGGGTAAGGGCGAGATTATCGAGGTCGAGTTTCCGTCTTATGCCGAAGAAGCCTTCCGCATGTCGGGCTCGCCTTTTCTGCCGGGACGGACCCTTGATCAGTCGATGAAGGTGGCGCAGGAGCAACTGTTCAAGGCGTACACTTACTATTTCGGGGACAATTTCCTGGCGTTGCGGCGGCATCAGGTCGATGTGGCCAGGCTCGCCCAACTGAAGGTGTGGCAGCCGCCCCACCCCAACGGGCGCTACGTCGTCGCCGCCGATCCTGCCTATGCGTCGAGCGACACCGCCGACCGTTTCTGCCTGCAAGTCGTCCGCCTCTACGCCGACCGGCTAGTCCAAGTCGCCGAGTTCGCGGTGCGCAACATGCAGCCGTTCCAGTTTACCTGGGTTCTCGCCGACCTCTGCGGCTGGTATGGCAATTGCCGCTATATCCTGGAGATCAACGGTCCCGGCGAAGCGGTGATGACCGAGTTCCGCCACCTCAAGACCTTACTGGACACCGGCAAGCTTGTCGCGCCTCGCCAAGACGATGAGGCGGACGACCCTCAGGACGGTCGCCGCCCTCCCTCGCCGCTCGCCAATGTCAGCCAGTATCTGTTTCACAGGCCGGACGCTATATCAGGCTCGTGGAGCATACAATGGAAAACTACAGCGTTCAATAAGCCGGTACTTATGAACTCTATGGGCGATCACTACATGATGGGCAACCTCGTGGTGAACTCGGTTCCGGCGCTGGCCGAGATGAAAAAGCTGGTGCGCAAGGGGATGCAGATCGAGGCCGACGGCAACGCCAAGGACGATCGCGCGGTGGCGTTGGCGCTTGGGACTCGGGTGTGGATCGATTTCGAGCGGGCCGAGTTGGAGGCTTCGGGCCGGACTTTTGCCATCGAGACCGCCCGCGATGCCGAGGACGAGCATGGCGCCGGGCCGGATTATATGACATATGTGATGCAGAACCATTTCCGCATGGCGGAGCGCCAGCGCAGGGACGATGCGCGCCGCGCTCGCCGGCAAGGACGGTGGGCGTGGTGACGTGGCGCTAGTTTTCAGAACTTACTTATGTCCTGATTGCGACCGGCGGTTCGAGCTGTTGCAGGAGCGCGGCGACGGCCCGCCGCGCTTTTGTGTGAATTGCGGCGTCGACTTTGGTGACGAAGAGCTGGAGCCGGTTCCGGCGAAAGTCGCGATCGGCGGCTCGGCCATCGCTCGCGCGACGGACGGAACCTACCGGGCGCTGGAGGAATCTTCTGCTGCCCGAGCCCAAGCGCTTGACGCGCCTTACCTGAAAATCACCGACATGAACGATCGCCAGCGGGAGGGCGATGTCGCGGCCAAGGTGCCGATGAATGTGGTGACCAATTTCGCGCAGGAAGCCAAGAACAATATCGGGGTCAATTACATGGGATGGGGCGGCGGCATGGCAGGAGCGCGGGTGGCCCCGGCCATGCCGGGGCCGGCGGCCGGAGCCAGCTTTACCGGGCCGGGGCATATCGCGCTCAGCGCTATTCAGCCCAAGCATCAGGGCGAAGTGCAGAACAACGTGGCGCACCCGATGGCGAAGCCGTATGTGAGGGGGTGATGAAGCGGATCTTGCAGCAATTACCCCCCGCCGCATTGCAGCAATTGGCCGCCCAAGTCGGCGGGTCCGGCGAGCCGCAATTCTGGTCGCCGAAACTGCCGGGGGTTTATTGGCCGAAGCCGCCTGCCGGTGCCACGATCGTCCTTGAAGGTGATCCGCCGCACGCTGCCTATGTCGAGGTCAATCACGCCTTGCCGGCGCAGCCGAGGCGGCGGTGATTTTCCATCCCCCCGACGCGCATGTGATTGGATTGCCGGAAGGCGATGTGGTGGCAGTCGGTGAATTGCGCGGGGTGCTTCATAAACCTCGCGCTGACGGCGTGTCGTTCACCTCCTTTGTCCGCTACGGGCTGATGGCTGCGGCCTATGTGTTTCCCGAGCGGCCGAACGATGCGGCGATCCTGCGGCTCGGCGAAATCACTAGGGACTTCGGAACCATGGAAGCCACCGCCCGCAAGAAACTCGGCCTCGCATGATCCTCCCGTCGCCCGCCAAGCTGCCGCAGTGGACCAAGGATCTGGTCGACCAGTGCCGGGTTTCGGCGTCCGCCCGCCAGGCGCTGGCCCGCACTCAGAAGATGTGGCTCTACACCGGCAACGATTCCGGCAGTCAGGCGATCTACAACAAGCTGATCGTGCATTGCGACAAGCTTGCGTCCAACTTGTTCGCGCCGGCCGATCTGCGGCTCTTTGTCGAGTACGAAAATGATTACGGCCCCGAATGGACCAAGCGCGGCCGGGTCGCCGGCCGCTTTCTAACCCGAGAGTTTGCCCGCCGGGGCTTCGCCGACCTGTTCGGGCAGGCGGTATTCGAGTGCCTGCCGCACGGCTCATGCTTCCTGAAGCTGATCTGGGGACACGACGGCCCGGTGGGGCGTTTGGTGATGCCGTGGAACATGGGCGTCTACCGCGAGGATGTGAACGGCCTTGATCAGCAGGAGGCAATCACCGAGACCGCCTATATCACCGAGCAAGAGCTATGGCGCCGCATCTCGCACCGCTCGGACGCCAAGGAACTGTTCAAGCGCGCCCGCGGTTATGCCCGCCGCCGCTCGGCGCTGGAGGAGGGCGACACCTACATCCATCAGGTGATCCTCGCTGGCACCGCGCCGATCATCGGGACACCCGATCAGCCAACCACTGGCTCTGGCGGCTTCGTGCAGCTTTCCCCGGCTCCGTCCTCGGCGCTGCTGTCGCCGGACGTGGCCGCCGGCCTGATCACGATGCACGAAATCTACGTGGTCAACGACGAGACCGGCGACTACACGACGATCCAGATCGTCGACCCCGACATCATCCTGGCCCCGCGGATGATCCGCGACAATATGTTCATCCCGCACGACCACCCCTATCAGATCGTCCAGGCAAACCCGCAAGCCGGCTACGTCTGGGGCCGCTCCGAACTCGCCGATTTGATCAAGCTGCAAAGCCTGCTGCGCGATCGGATCGAGGATGTGAAGCGGATCATGTCGCTGCAATACGACCGCATCCGCGCCTTCGTCGGGTTCTCGGGGATGAACGACGAGCGCTATGATCAGTTGAAGAACGATGGCTGGATTGCCGAAGCCATGCCCGGCGCCAAGGTCGAAGACCTGACGCCGGAACTGCCGGCCCATGCCTTCGACGAAATCAAGGTGATTGACGGGTTTTTCGATTCGATCGCCGGTTTCGACAATGTGCTGTCGGGCAAGGGCGAGCCGGGGGTGAGGGCGGGATCGCATTTTCAGGGTCTCGTCCGTACCGCCTCGCCGCGGTTGCGCGACCGGGCGCTGCGGGCCGAGGAGCAAGTCGCCCAATTCGCCGAGAAAATGATGTGGCTGATGGCGGCCAAGGACGCCCGCGCGCACTGGACCAACTACGAAGACCCTGAGCACAAGACCGACTTTTATCTATCGCAGCTCCCGCCGGACGCGCGCGTGCTGGTCGATTCGCATTCGTCGTCGCCGATCTATGAGCAGGATCACGCCACCACGGCGGCATTCTTGTTCAAGGCCGGGGCGATCGACGGCGAGGATCTGCTGGACCTGTTGCCGGTGCCGAACCGCGACATGCTCAAGGAAAAGCTCCAGGCCCGCGAAGCGGCGAAACAGAAATTCCTTTCCAGCCTGCCGCCGCAAGAGCGGGTCGAGGCTATGACCGGCCGAGCGCCGGCGCATCACAGGGGGTAGATGGATGATGGTTTCGGACCATTCCGATATATGGGGAAAACCGACCTGGGGTTGGATCTTTACGTGGCACGACCGGCCAGGCGGAACACTAGTCGTGACTAGCAAGGGGCACGATAGCCCGGAGTCGGCATTTCAGGCCGCGTTAGAGAGCGCTCTTCGCTTCGGTTACACGCGGCCGCGCTGGTGGGAGTGGTGGCGTTGGTCCGAGCAGAATGAGTTCCGAAAGCAGCCGCCCCTAAATGTACTGCCGAGGTCAAGGGCCACTGTAATGTCAGCGGCGGCCTCGCGGCCGAGCGCCAAATGACAGTCATAGCCTACTCGGTCGAGCATGGCGAGCTAGCGGCCGACTCGGCCGTGTGGAAGTCGAACAGCCAGATCATCCACGGCTTTGTGAAGAAGATTTATCGCCTTGGCGACGGCCGGTTGTTCGCGGCCTGGGGGCGGTCCTGCGATATCGAGTATTGTGCCAAGTGGCTGGAGAGCGGTGGCCTGTCCGAAACCAAGCCGGCGGCTGTTGACAAGGATGATTTTGGCGGCCTGCTGATCGGGCCGTTGTGTGACGATGTGTTTTTGGTCGAGTACGATTTCCGGCCTTACCGCGCGCACCATGCCAGATACTATGTCGCCGGCGCGCACGGGGACTTCCTAATGGGAGCGATGCTAGCGGGGGCGACTCCCTTCGAGGCGGTAAGGCTCGCGATCGGCTGGGGCGACAGCGCCGGTGGCGAGATCCAAGTCGAGCAGATCTAGCCGCGGAACTCGAATACGCCCTTGACGAAATCGTGAAGTGCCGTGCCTGTGCTGGGCGCGGCAAGGACTCGGGCGGCAGTCTGTGCGTCTACGCCGAGGTATTCGATCACCCGCCCCGCCGGGTGGCTCAGTGTCGGGTGGTAGCGCACCGACAGCACTGCCTGCTCTGGATCGTAGCCGACCTCCCATACATGCGACGAGCGTACCTTCTGCATTTCAGTCGGCATCACTCACATGCGACCCGCATCCGGTCGATCCATTCCTCGATATCCGATCGTCTGTACATGACCTTGCCGCCGAGCCGGTGAAACGAAGGCCCGTTATAGCGCTTTCGCATCCGCCACATCTGCGCTGCCGAGACGGCGCACATCTGAGCCGCTTCCTTGGTACAGAGCCAATCGTGATCGCCGCTCATCGCGGGCGACTGTGTATCAAATTTGATTGTTGCTGGCAATGGCGTTCGCCGACGACGGTTGCAATCGACTGTTTAGGCTGGGGCCATGTGCTCCTCCGGCTAGGCCGGGTGGGGGGAACGAGGAACCCTCAGGCTAAATAGCCGACTGCAACCCTAGAGGAGCAAGGCGATGTACGAACAGCGTCGCGGCCGGCGCGGCAAGCGCCACTAAAGACAGATGCCGCCGCTCCTTCCATCAGGGCCGCAAACACCGCCGCTTCCCGTCGCGGGAGCCGGCACCTCTCCGGGTCAGCCCCCGTTCGGTTCCTCCCCGGTTACGATGCCGACCCCCAATCGCGGCGCCGAAGCGTCCGGCATGGCTCTGGTGAAGGGCGCGTATGACATGCTTGCTAAAGCCCTTCCGGGGCTTGGTTTTGGAACCAAGCCCTCGGAAGCGGTTCGCAAGGCAATGGATCTCCTCGCAAAACTGCCGGAACTCGCCAGTTCGGTCACGCCGGGCGCGCAGAATGCCGGCATGGAACAATTCTTGATGGAGCGTCGGCAGATATCGCCGCTCCTCGCCCAACTCGCCGCCGCGCAGGGCGGAGGCGCCGGGGGCGCTCCCCCAGGCGGCGCCGCTCCGCCCGCGCCAGGAGGATGATGAATGTCGGCATTCTGCCTCGCCGTTCACCGCAAGGGATCGATCACCTGTTTCGGCCATGAGGACATGGCGGCGGCAGTGGCGGCGATGAAAGCGCTGCCCGACGATCCCGAAGTTATCGATGTGAAGGTTATCGATATGGCGACGGGAGAAGAGGCGAAGTCCGCGCCAGCGAAGTCCGATGCGCCGGCGGCTTCCGGCAACATGGCCGTGGGGAAGACCCCGGCTCCAGGAGATAAGTCATGAGCACCGACGTATTCCATAATCCCACGAAGACGGTGCCGAAATCGGATTCGCGCATCGTCAGCCAGGATTTCGAGAAACAGGACATCGGCGCGCGCAAGTCGCACATGCCGTCGGTCTCAAAAAATGACCTGACGATTCGTCACGTCGGCGGATCGAAGGGCGCCTGATCATGCCGCTGGTCGAGATCGACGACTCCGAGCTGAATCAGTTGCGCACTCTGGCGCAACGCTATCCGACCGCCGAGAATTTCCAGAAGGTCTTCGGCAAGATCCTCGAAAGCCCGGATCGGCTGGAGGCGCTGAAGCTCGTCAAAAAGCATTTCCCCGATGTGGCCCTGCCGGAAATCGACACAGCGGAGGCCGCGTCCCGGCCGCTTCTCGACAAGATCGCCGCCCTTGAAGCGCGCTACGACGAAGACCGCAAGCGCGAGCAGGAAGAGCGCGAGAAAGAGAAGCAGGAGGCTCAGGAGCGGCGCGTCAAGAACACCATTACCTCGGCGCACAAGCGGTTGCGCGAGGAAGGGTGGGACGAGGACGGCATCGCCAGGATCGAAGACCTTATGCGCGAGCGCGGCATCGGCGATTACGACGTGGCATCGGCCTATGTGCGCTCGCAGATGCCCGCCCCATCGCCGATCGCCCAATCATACGCCGGCAAGGATCTGAACTGGTTCAATCCGAGCGAGGCCGAAGTTGATCATTCGCTGTTGATGAAAGATCCGGCGAAATACAAGAGCCAGATGATCACAAAATTCGTCGCTGATAAGGCTAACGGCAACCTCCGCGAATGGGCGGCATAAGGGATGGGCTCTCCAGCCGCCAGGATCTACACCTTCCAGTGCCGCCGCTGTGGCGGGGACTTCTTCAAGAAGGAGTCCTATTTAACTGCGTATCGGAAACAGCATCAGAGAGATCCCCTGTATTGTTCCCGAGAATGTGCTGGGATTTCGATCCGCCTGAGTTTGCCGCCAGAATTCATTTGCGGGCATTGCGGCAAGACCGCTAGCCGTAAGCGTGTTGACGAACGCGGGCGTTCCCGTGGGTTTCAATATAATGCGCGGTATTGCTCGAGAGCGTGCGCTGCCGACGCAAAGCGGTCTGGATATGTCACCGGCGAAGGGTATCGGGCGTTTAAGAATGGTGGCGGCAAAAGGATTCTAGAGCATCGCCAAGTTATGGAGCAGCGTTTGGGCCGTCCCCTGCTTCGTTACGAAAATGTCCATCACAAAGACGGCAATCGTTTGAATAACGATCCAGCGAATCTGGAACTGTGGAACACATCTCAGCCGTGTGGGCAGAGAGTAGAAGACAAGATCGAGTTCTGCCGGTCTTTATTAGCAGAATATGGGCAACTTCCAGGAATGCTAAGTATAGCCGACACGGCGCTTGGCTACCTGTCAATAGGAGGGTAGTCCAATTCCGATCCCTGGAACAGGTGTAGTGCCCTCAAGCGGGGGTATATTTAACGAATTGGTTGGCCTCACACGCAGAGCGTTCGTCCCCGTTGTCGTTCGGAACATTTACTTTGCCGCTCCGTCGCTGTTCATGCTGATGGGCTCGGCGCAGCGCTCCGCCGGCGGTCTCAACCAGATTACCATTCCGGTGCAGGGGCAGCCGATGGTGCAGGGGGCGTGGACCTCCTATGCCGGCAACTTCAACAAGCCGCAGGTGATCCCCGGCGTCCAGCCGTCTCAGTTCAACACGGCGTATTTCACCGTTCCCGTACCGCTGGTGCTGGGCGAGGCGCTGTTGCAGTCGACCGAGACGATCGTGCCGATCCTCGACGTTCGCATGAACGATGTCTACGCGACGACGGTTCAGCAGCTCGCCTCGGTGCTGTTTACGAATAATTCCAACAGTCCCTTGATGCCGTCCGGCTTTATCGAGGCGTTCGATAACGGGACCAACGTTGCGACTTACGGCGGGATCAACCGGCTACAATCCGGCAACCAGTTCTGGCAGGGCAATTATTTCGCCAGCACCACATCTGCGCCGCTGGTCAATTCGCGCGCCGCTTGGTCGTCTTATCTGATCCAGGTGACCGACCTCGCTGGCGGCGAGGCTCCTGACTACGTGATCATGTCGCCGTCGGACTACGCCACCTTGGCCGCGCAGTTCATCGGGACCGAGACGATGTTCGTCCGCCCCGGCGGGGCATACTCGATGGACACGAACGCGCGCTCCGGCTTCCCGAACCTCAACATCAACGGCGTGCCGTTCTATCTCGATCACTGGTGCCCCAAAGGCACGGTGATCATGTCGAACAGCAAATACACCTCGATGTACATATCCGAGGATGCGAGTTTCGATTTCTCCGGCTTCTATTCGCTGATCCCGCTCGGCCAGCTCGCCCAGGTCGGCGTGATGATCCTCGGCGAGAATGTGATCACCTCTAAGCCCTCGACGGGCGCGATCTTTACCGGGCTGACCGGAGGAGCATTCTGATGATTGGAGGGCCGGGAATCGCGCTACCTTATCCCGCTAATCCGTATCCGGTTCCGCTGCCGCCCGGCCTGAGTTCGGCCGCTTGGTCGAACCAAGTCTATATGACGCCGGGCGAGACCTTCAATCTGCCGCCGGGCAAATGGGGCATCGTCACCCCGGCCGGCACTTACATCCAATTCCTTGACCCGGTCTCGACCACCTGGCAGCCGCTCACCACGACGATCGCCTATCACGAGGTCGTTTCGGACGGGCAGAATTTCCGGGTCGCCAACCTTTCCGGCATTCCGCAACCGACGTTGACGATCGGCGGCACCAACACCGGCTACACGCAGGGCAATGCGAGCGTCACCGCTGGGACCGGCGGCTCGACCTGGCGGGTGCTGGTCGACGGAAAGATGGGTACTCCGGTAATCGGCACCGACAAGAACGGCGTCACCGGCGGCACCAATTGGGTTTTGCCGCCAACGGTGTGGATACAGGCCCCGCCCGCCGGCGGCATCCAGGCAACGGCCCTGGCGACGGTCTCCGGCGGCGCGGTCAACGCGATCACCGTGCAGGCCTCCGGTGCCGGGTATGCGTCGGCGCCGGGTGTCGTGCTGATCCCGAACCCGAACGATCCGAATATCGGCACGATCACAATCCCGTCGATCACCATTCCGCTTGCAGCGGCTGCCGGTACTATCACCGCGATGATCATGGTTCTGCCCGGCGATCATGTCGCTTCGGCGCCGACGATGACGGTGGCCGGCACCAATACGGCGGTCGCGACCGCGACCTCTACATTGGTGGCGGCTGACGGCACTTCCGCGACGGTGTGGATTCAGGCGCTCGGCGGCATCTCCTGATGATCCGATGGCGCTCACCGCGTATGAAATCGTCACGCTGAGGCTGCTGGACGATCCTACCAACGCCGTCTATTCGACGCAGGAGGTCGACACCGCGATCAACGCTGGCCGCGGTCAGATCGCCGCCGCCACGCATTGCGTTCGATACACTGGAGCCGTCTCGACGACGGTCGGGGGCGCGGTTTATCCACTTGCCGGCCTTTCGGTCGAGACCGGGGTTCAAGGCGCCCTCACCGCTCAGATAGGTTTTATCTCAGGCGCGCAGTTTGCGTATCGGCCTTGGGAGTGGTTCGTTGCCTATCGAACCTTGGCACACGGCGCCCCGAATATGTGGTCGATCCAAGAGCCGGGGCCGCTCGGCTCCATCTCCGTCGATCCCGTCCCGGATAACATCTATCCGCTGAGTTTCGACCTGATCGGCCGTCCGGTCATTTTGGTCGATGACACGACGCCCGAGGCCATCCCGTATCCTTGGACCGAAGCGGTGCCGTATTTTGCGGCGTACCTGCTCTATCAGGACAAGCAGCGCACCGCCGATGCGCTCGCCCTTTTGCAGCGCTGGGGCGAGTTTATGTCGTGGGGGACGCGAGCGGTCGTCTCGACCGTGCTGCCGCTCTACTCGCCCGGCGGCGGGGCTTCGCGCGAGGCCGCATCGAAGATCGTAAATACCGGGTTCGGCCCCTCAGCCGGAGGCCGCTGATGCGCAAATTCCTGCTGGCCTTGGTCGCCATGATGGCGGTGGGCTTCGGCGGTGTGGCGCTGTCCCAATCCGGCATCTGCATCCAATGCTTGGCGCCGGCACTGCTGCCTCTCCTCGGCACGGAATATGTCCCGTGCTCGCAAGGCGGCGCCACGGTCAGGTGCCCGTACTTCTCCAGCGTCCTCGATATCCGAGCCTTTGGCCTGACCAGCAATCCGATCAATCTTTACATCTCGCAGCTCGGAAATGATGGTGGGTCGCCGGGCTCCGGCACGAATTTATGCATCTACATCGCTCAGCCATGCTTGACCAAGGCGCAAGCGGTCAATTCCGCCTTTCTGTTCAACGCCGCGGGCGGGAATATCATAATTCACGCGCTGGCTGGCGGGACGAATACGTGGAATGAGAGCGTCTTTGTAAACAGCCCGTTGCTCGGAAGCGCCAACTCCTTTCCCAACCCGACCATTGCCCCGCCTGCCGTCCAAGATAGCGGGCAGTTGATCTTCGACGGCGGCGGCACCGAGAATTGGAACGGCGGTAGCGCTGACTGCGCCACCATCGGCGTCGGCGATCACGCCACGGTGGCGATCATGAACATGGCGCTGATCAGCGGCACGGGATCGGGATGTAGCTCAACCGGCTTCGTCCAGATCGGCGGCACCCTCAACCTCTTGGCCGGCAACACCTGGGGACCGGCTACCGTTGCTATCTGGCACAACGAAAATTCCGGCTCCAATCTTGGGATTTGGGCCGATCAGAACGTCTCGGGCAACGCGACATTCCTCTCCGTCTCCGGCTCGGGGGCGTCCAGCCTGATATCCGCGGGCCATCTGAATTTTGTCGGCAACCCCACGCTCGGGACGCTGTTCTATGTCGAGGCGTCGATCACCCAGATCAATCCGGCCAACATTTTCCAGGGAACCGCCGTCGTAACCGACGAGTATCAAGTAAAATACGGCGGCCAGCTTCTTTTCTACCTGACGCAATCACCGCAATGGCCAGGAGGGGGTGGGACTGGCTTTCTTTATAGCGGCGGGCGCATCAACAACGCCAGCGACGATAGCTATAACACGCCCTGCGTCGCCGGTAACGTGGGATGCCCCCTAACTTCTCCCTCGCCGACCGGCAACGTAACGGTTTCGGTTGTAGACGGCTCTGGTCCATATGCTGGGAAGGTTGACATTCTGGCTGGGGCAAGCGCTGCGGCGACTGGGTCATTCTATCTGAGCTTCCCGTCGATCTTGGTTAGCGACACTGGCCTGAACGGGCTCTGTAGTTTTACGCTAGCCATTGGCGGACCGTCGCCAGGGGTTTGGCCTAGCTTCAATGCCGGCTCGTTCACCGTCTATTCTTTCGTGCGTGGCGCGGACGATACAATCGGGCCGGCAAGCCACGTCGCATTTCTTTGGGCATCTCCGGTGGTCTTGCCGGCCGGAGACTACCTAGTTAAGTACAATTGTAACAATTAGGGTAGTTATGCGCCTTATCTTAGCCACGTTAATTTGTATTGTTCTTGCTACTAGGGCCTTTGCCTCTGACCCCTGCATGGGGATGAAGGTGGTCGAGGGCAGCTACGCTAAGCGTGCGGCCAATCCCGCCGACCCGCGCCGAATGGAGTTTGGCGCGAAGCAGGCGGACATGCACGACAAGCGCATGGCCTGCGAGGCCGCCGCCGCCAAAGCCCCACACCACTGACATGCTGAACTTCTATCGACAACAGGTGCAGCGACTGATCGGCGATCCGAAGCAGGAGCGTTTCAACCTCTTCGATCTTGATGTCTATATCAACCTCGCCCGCCAGCAAGTCGCGGCCGAGGGCGAGTGTATCCGCTTTCTGACGCCGATTTCGTCAGGCGTCTCCGCGGTGGTGCCGGCCGATCAGATTTTGATCGACAACGTAACCGGGAAGCCGATCACCGACATTTACGGAGACCCGATCATTGCGACGCAATCGGTCGTCGGCTCGGGTTACACCGACTTTCCCTCCGCGTTGTTCACTCTACCCGATCTTCCTGGCCGCCGCCCGACCGTCGAGACCGTGCTGACCAATCAGCAGGTGACCGGCTACACCGTCATCGATCCAGGCGAGGGCTATATGTTCCCGCCGCAGATCACCATCGAGCAGTTGAGTTTTGGCGCCAGCGGATCGGGCGCGCAGGGTCGCGCGATACTCGAATACACATCTCAGGTCGTGGAGAACCAAGAGAAGATCAACTTCATCGATATCCCGATCCAGACATTGTTGCCAGGAGCGGCGGCTATCCTTTCGGTGCGGTCGATCGCGGTCATCTGGAGCAATGTGCGATATGTGGGGAATTACCTGTCGTTCTCGAAATTCCAGGCTCTCGTGCGATCGTACACAAACGGAAACTTTCTCTACACACCGTTTTGGTGGTCGCAATTCGGCCAGGGTGCCGCAGGCTCGGTCTATATGTATCCAAACCCGGACCAGACTTATCCGGTGGAACTCGATTGCCTGTGCCTGCCGCTGGACCTTGCGACCGACACCGACATCGAGTTGATCCCCGCGCCGTGGACGGCCGCCGTTCCGTTCTATGCGGCGTTCCTCGCAATGATGTCGATGGCCGACCCGGCGGTGCTCAACCTTGCCGCGACCTACTACAACGAGCGCACCGGCGGTCTGTATTCCAATATGATGCGCCGAGCCCGCGCTTATTCGATGCCATCCAAGGTAAGCTCGTGGTATGGCAGATCGCTCAACTGAGCCCCAGCGCGATCCTGATGGCGTTTGCGAACTCCGTCGGCGTGGCGTCGTGGAAGGCCGCCATCATCGCGTCGGTCGGGTATTGAAGCACGCCGATGGCGAGTGCCGCCATGTCAAGCATGGCATCCCGGTAAAGCCCCTGATCCCAATGCGTGCCGGTCGGCGAGGCCGGTTGCATCGCCTGCGCGGCGAGCACCACGACGGGCGGCGGCTTCGGCTTTGGCGGCCCGCCGCGAACGGCGATGATGACCCCGGTGTCGGGGTTGATGTAGGTTCCGGGGTGCAGGGTCTCGGGCTGCTGGGACATCGCTCACTCCTTCAGAGCTGCGGCGCTCATCTCTCGCCACACATCCGCGGCAACCCGCTCGGCACTTTCGGGATGTTCGCCTTTCGGGTCTGGATGAGAGTCTGCGTAGTCCGACAAAAATTCCCAAATTCGGTTACGAGCCGCCGCGCGCATCGCCTCGGTTGGCTCCCGGATTGCATAGAGGACGGCAAATGCTCTTGGAATATGCCATTCCCAAAGAGGTTTGCTTTCGGGTTTTTCTCCGGGTTGCGTTATCACCAGTTCTTGAGCGTAGCAATCTGGATCGTCTTCCATGCAGATCGCACGAGCAATACGCCTAGCCAGTTCTGGATATTTAGGCGGCCCATCTTTGTGGGCGCCCCATTCAGAAAGTGGGGCTTTCTGGCCGCACGAGCAAATAAACGAACTATCGCCGTCTGGCGGAATTTTGCTCCATCCGATAATGTCGTGGCTATCCATCTCGCCCTCCTCTGGGGCTGGTGGTTAGGGTCGCGGCGAGGCGTATCCTCGCCTCCCGCGCCCGCCCACTATGAATGCGCCGCGCTCGCCGTGTCAACGTGAGCGAGCGCGGCGGTCTTCCGGCCTCGCCGTCGCCGGTTCCCGGCCTGCCGACCAATATCAGTCCGCACCAGCTCTCGCGGTTTACCACACTCAACACCCAGGTCGGCCGCGCCTCGATCGCTGACGAAGAGATGGCGTGGTGCGATAATCTGGTCCCTATCGGCGATAATTTCCTGCGGTGCCTACCCGATCTCGGGCCGTCTATCTACAATGCCGGGGCACTCGGGCGTCGCATCGTCGAGTTCGACTTCTTCACCACGCCATCGAACAGCTACGCGATCCTGTTCCTGGATGACGGGAGCGCCGTCGCGGTCGATGTCGTGAGCAGCGCCGTAACGGCGGTAGCGCCGCCCGGTACATTTCAACCGGAAGCGTTCCAGGTGGCGCTCTGTCAGGCGGGCCTGGCCGGCGAGAACGTGCTGCTGATCGTCACCACGTCGGATTCCGGCAACGGCTATTTCATCTGGGACGGAACCAATCTGTTCCAGGCAGGCACTTTGAGCCCGGTCGCGGTAATCGACGACCCCGGTTCCGGCTACACCTCCAATCCCTCGGTAGCGGTCATCTTCGGCGGCACCGGCAGCGGTGGTGCGGCGGTCGCGACAGAGCAATTCGGGTTGGTTGACCAGGTCAATGTCACCGCTCCGGGATCGGGCTATTCGCTCGGTGATCAAGCGGCGATGATCTTCTCCGGCGGTGGTCGCGGTACGACCGCCTACGGGACCGCAATCGTCACCGACAACGTGCTGACCAGCATCACCGTGATCTCCGGCGGTTCGGGATTTACCAGCATTCCCCTGCTGACGATTACTCCGGTATCGGGCGGATCGGGTGCGGTCGCGGTCGTGACCTCGCTCAGCGGCGGGGTGATCACCGGCGTCCAGGTTCTCTCCGGGGGCTCCGGCTACACCGGCGGCGTCACCATCGCGACTTCTGGCGGCGGTGGCGGCAGCGCGGTGTTCGCGGGGGTCATCGAGAGCGGGGTGATTACCGGCGTCACCATGATCAACGGCGGTTCCGATTACACCTCGACGCCGACGGTAAATTACTTGGCCTCGACCGGATCTGGGGCCGGCGGCCGAGTGGTTTTTCAGAACGCCCAAGTGATCGGTGTCGTCTTCGATTATCCGAGCCAGGGCGGTTTTGGCTATCCGCATTCGCCGGCCCCGGTCGTCCAGTTTGTCGGCGGGGGTGGGCCGGCCGCGGGCCACATCGAGATGATGCCTTTCGGGGTCCAGGGAACCGACATCGAGACCTATGTCGGACGGGTATGGATCGCCGACGGGAACCGGATTCTGTTCACCGCGCCGACCTCTCTGGTGGAATTTGGGATCAACGGCGGCGGGGCGTTCCAATCGACCGACTCATTTCTGCGGAACTCCTATGTTCATCTGCGCCAATCGAACGGGTTCCTTTATCTGATCGGCGATTCGTCGGTCAATTATATCAGCGGGGTCACAACCTCCGGCACGCCGTCAATCACGACGTTTTCGAACCTCAACATCGACCCGCAAATCGGCGCCCGCTGGCATGATTCGGTAACAACCTATAGCCGGTCGATCGCCTTCGTGAACGCCAAGGGCGTCTATGTGATTACCGGCGGCGCGGTCCAGAAGGCGTCGCCCCAGCTCGACGGCATTTTCAACACGGCCCCGCTTGTCGGGTTCAACCAAGTGTCGTCGGCGGTCGCGCAAATCTTCTCCGTTGACACCTTGTGCGTGCTTTACCCGATCGTTGATCCGTTTGAAGGGTTGCGCACCGGGTTCCTGTTGTGGAACGGCAAGCGCTGGTGGACCGGGAGCCAATCGGCAAATATCTTCCTGATCAACTCCCTGGAGGTCAACTCGACCTTGACCGCCTACGGCACGGACGGAGCCAATTTTTATCCTCTGTTCCAGGCGCCATCGGTGGACCTGACGAAGCGCCTGCAATCGAAGCTATGGATTCAGCCCGGCATCGAAATACAGAAGCAGGCTTGGGCCATTCAAGCGCTGTTTGAGTGCTACTCGAATACGACCCTGACCTGGACGATCGACAGCGAGAGTGGATCGGTAGCGGTCACACAGGGCGCTTTTACCGGGGCGAGCGGCATTGCTTGGGGGCGGTCAAGCGCAAGCGCTCCGTCCGGCCAGGCGATGGGCTTCACGATGACCTCCAACTCGGCGGACTTTGCGCTGATTACGGCGCTTTTGATGCTGCGCGATTTGTCGTTGAGGGTTTGATGAGCCTAGCTACCCTCTTCTCGGTTCCGGCGACGCCTGGCGACATATCGGCGTTCGCGCTGGCGAATGCCGCCGACCACATTGATACTTCCGCCTCGATCCTCGCTAAGTTCAACATTCAGGTGAGCCAATACGTCTTCGATCCGCTGCCGACCGAGGATGTTACCGGGTGGCTTTTGAACCATCAGGCTTCACACAACCAGATCAACGGCATTCTCGGGGTCGGCGGCAATGACTTGAGCGTTCTGGACTTTCAGAAGCCGGATGAGGTAGCGTCGTGGATCTTTTTGCACGCGGACGAACACCGCAAGTGGCAGATCGCGTTGACGGGGTAAAACAATGGTTCAGCATCATGCGAGGATGATCAGAAATCTGGCTCCGCTGCCGCCGATCGATCCAATAATCACGGCGCAGAAGGTTGAGGCGACATTGCCCAACCCGACGCTAGATCGGATGACTGCGGAACCGCCGCCGCTTTACACGCTCAAACAGGCAGAAGGGGAGTTCGCGCTGTCTGGCGGCGTCAAGCAGAACACCGTCCGCCCGGTCATGGAAAGCGAGATTGAGGAACTTGTGCCGTGGGGGCTCGACCGGATCAAGAAACGCTATCCCCGCGCTACACCCGAGGGTTTGGTCCCGTTCCTTCGGCTCGCGGTGCGCGGCGGCCGGTATCGCTATCTGCGTACCGACAACGCGCAGGGCATATTTGTTTGTGACGTATTACCCTGGGAGCCGCGCGGTATCGTCTGGGATCTCGTGGTAATCGGTAAGCGCGACCGCGACCTCGATCCGCGCAAGGTGCAGCTGGAGGTCATCGGCATCTACGTGGCGGGCGAGGCATGGGCGCGGTCTATCAACGCCGCGCAATTCAAGTTTGAGTTGTGCGACCAGGTCAACGCCGAGATGGTCGCCAAGCGCATCGGCTACGATGCGGCTGCTGGCGCTTATGAGAAGTCGCTGCTGAAATGAGCGGCAAGGGGCTGATCGGCGATCTCCTCGGCGCGGGCGGCGGGCTGCTTGGCAGCCTTATCGCGCCGGAGATCGGTATCCCGGCCTTCCTGGGTGCCGGACTCGGCGGCGGATTGGGTGGCTTCGGCGGCGGCCTTATCTCGGGAGAGAAACCAGGCCAGGCGGCACTGCAAGGGCTGGAATCGGGCGCGCTGTCGGGGGCAACGGCCGCGATCGCTCCGTCTCTGTTCAGTGGTGGGGCGAGCGCTGGGACCGATACGGCTGGGCTCCCGGCGGTTGGCGGTGTCGGTGGCGCCCCCGGCACGACGCTGGTCAATACGCCGACTGATTTCGCGGGCGGAGTTACTTCGGTCGGCGGTTTGCCCGCAGCCGCGGGCGCTGGCGGAGCTGTGGCGGGTGGTGGTGGGGCTCCGGCGGCGCCCGGTGGGACAGCCGACTTTTCTGGGCTGGCGGCGGGAACCGGCGGCGGGTCCGCGCCAAATCTGACCGCCTCGCTCGGCGGGACTTCGATCCCATCGACCGGGACGCTGGCCGGAGTGTCCGGGCCAGGCTCGGCGAATGTCTCTGCGGGGGATTTGGGCAACATTACCGGGGCATCGTCAGCGTTGCCGATTGGCCAGCTCGGGCCGGCTACGGTCTCCGGCGCATCCGGCGCCCCGAATTTCTTTGGAGCGCTTACCGACACTTCCGCTGCCACGCTACCGACTTCGACGGTGAGCGGGCTGCCGGATGTCTCGACCGGGCTCGGAACGCCGAGCGCGGACGCCTTACTGAGCGCGCCGCCGAGCATCGGGGGTACGGCGACGAATGCCGCCACGCCGGGTGTCGGGACAGGGATGACGACGACGCCGGATTGGCTCTCGAATGCGGCCTCATTCGTCAAGGGCAACCCTGGCTTGCTGCTGGGCGGGGGCGTCCTCGGGGCAGAGGCGCTGATGGGAAACAAGCCTCTGCCGCAACAGGGAAACCTGACGGCAGCGGCGGGAAATCTGGCGAATACGGCGGGCGGGCTGACGGCGCAGGCGAACCAGAATCTCAACGCCGTCAACACGGGAGCGCTGCCGGCAGGGGCCGAATCGGCGATTGATCAGGCCGCGGCATCGGCCAAGGCGGCAACCCTTTCCAAGTTCGCTTCGCTGGGCCTTGGCAACTCGACGATGGCGGCGGAGGCGGTCGGGAATATCGACCAGCAAACTGCGGCGCAGAAATTCGATATCGCCAACCAACTGGTCAATACTGGAGTCAGTGAAGCGGGCCTCGCGACCAGCGCCACCGGCCTTGAAAGCAATATCTATACGAATCTGATGAACTCGCAGATTCAGCAGGATCAGAATTTGCAGCGGGCCTTGGCGGCGTTTGCCGGCTCGCTCGCCGGGCCTCTGCGCCCAGCGACGGCACCCGCGCCGGCAGCGTGATATGCCTGATGCCGCACTTCTGGACGACCCGATAGCGCGCGCCGCCCGCAGCAGCGGTGGTGGTAGCGGGGCGATCTCGCCACAGCAAGCAATCGGCTATTTCACGTCCAAAGGACTGACGCCCGCCCAAGCACAGGGAGTGACTCAAGCGCTCTCCGGGGAGAGCGGGCTTGACCCGACGGCATTCAATCCGGCCGGCGGCGGTCAGGGCGCAATCGGGCTCGCTCAATGGCGCGGCGATCGCCAGCGCCGCCTTACCGCCCAATATGGCCCCTCGCCAACCGCCCAGCAGCAGCTCGATTTCCTGTGGCAAGAACTCAACACGACCGAAAAGCCGGCGCTTGAGGCGGTAATGAGTTCGGAACCGTCGGATGCGGCCCGCCAAGCGTTCTCTGCTCAGTACGAGCGGCCGGGCGCGGCGCTAGCCGACCCGATGATTGCCGACTGGCAGAAGGACCGGGCATCTCGGCAGGCACACCTTGACCGCATTAGCGCCGAGACGGAGAAGATCCTCCAAGGTGTTGCCGCGTCGGGCGGCCGTGACTCCGATACGATGAAGGCGTTGCGCGAGGCGCAGCAGAAGGCCGCCGAGTATCAGGAAAAGGCGCTGGAGCTCTCGGCCAATCCGCCATCGGCCAACCCGCGCGATATGGCGCAACGCTTCGGCGGTGTCGCGACGCTTCTCGGCATCCTCGGCGGCCTGCTGACCCGGCAGCCCTTGACGGCGTCGCTCACGGCTGGGGCGGCGGCGATGACCGCATACAACAACGGCGATCAGGAGGCGTACCAGCGGAATTACGACGCATGGAAGTTCCATACCGATGTCATGATGAAGATGGCCTCGTTTCAGCATCAGTCGCTGCGAGACCTCCTTTACGATGAGCATATGGACGCGAGCGAGAAGACCTCGAAACTCCAGATCATGCTCTCGGCGCTGGGCAACGAGCGCATGGCGGCGATGGCCGGGTCTGGCGATATGTCTCGGCTGATTCAGGAAGAAATCGCCCTCGATCGGGCACATCAGGCGGCCGAAAAGAATCAGGCGCAGATCCAGCACTGGCACGACGCCGCTGATTTGAAGCGCGAATTACAGCCGCCCGAGCAAAAGATTTTCGCCGACATGGATCAGGCGTTTTTTGTCAAGACGGGCCAGCACTTCACGCCGGAACAAGAGATCGAGGCGGTTCATCAAATTCGGCAACAGGCTGGAGGTCGCGGTGGTGAGTTTGAGGCGAGTAAGACCGTCCAGGTTTTAGATAAAGACGGGGCCGTGGTTCGCACTTTTCTTGCCCGCGAGCGTAAGGACTCTCCGGGGTGGGTTGTTTCTCAGTCTGGCGAGCCCGTCAAATTGGAAG